GTCCCCAAGGTTCCTCATAGTCCTCTAACAGTACTCCTGATCGGGTAATAGTCTTAGTAAAGGGTTCTATATACCCCTTATAGATACCATTAGTAGCTCTATAAGGCTCACTGACAGCCCTTAAAGGTACAAAGAGTAGGTATAGTACCTAAAAAGCCTAGCGGCGACTGAGCGAAGAGAGAAAGACACTATAAGTATCCCGAAGGGATTCAAAGACATGATTGAATGATTAAGAGTACCCTGAGTGATTGAGGGGGTACGAAAGTAATCAGGGTACTCATATATATTGTTACTTTAATCAGGCTTACTCAAAGACAATTAAGAGGACACAAGACACATGAACAAGAAAGAGCTATCTAAACTGCTCAAAGAAAAGCAGAGAAGGTCTAGGCTTAAGGATTATGAACATAACTTTACTAAGTTTGCAGAAGAACAAATACAAATCGTTACTAAGGACGTATCCAGGGGGTTTGTTCCATTTAAATTCAATAAAGCCCAACAGATAATTACAGAAAAATTAGAGGAACAACGGAATGCTACTGGAAAAGTTAGAGCAATTATTCTTAAAGCTAGGCAGCAGGGGATATCTACATACTGCGCTGGACGAGTCTTCTGGAAGAGTTATTATACTCCCCATTCAAGATCAGTTGTCATGGCGCATGATTCGGCTACGTCAGATGCTCTATTTGCTATGTCCAAAAACCTTATTAGAAACATGGAGGGAAACCTTGCACCCAATGAAATACGTAGTAATGCTAAAGAAATTATTATTAACAGTCCTGCTATGGGCGATAAAGACGCTACAGCTTCCTATAGGCTTTATACAGCGGGGTCTCCAGAAGCTGGAAGAGGTACTACGCCGACTATAGCACACTGTTCTGAGGTAGCTTTCTGGCAACATGATGAGAAGATCCTAGCAGGACTCTTCCAAGGTATCTCACAGGCTGACGGTACTGAGGTTATCCTGGAGTCTACTGCTAATGGTGCTCAAGGGGAGTTTTACAGGCTCTGGAAGGGCGCTGAGATGGGGGAGAATGAATATCTACCTATCTTTCTACCGTGGTATATTACACCAGAATACACTAGAGAACCCCCAGAGAACATGGAGTTGACAGTTGAAGAAGAAAAACTACGAGATAAACACGACCTCACAGACGGACAACTCTACTGGCGAAGACTTAAGATTGCAGAAGGAGGAGAACTCAAGTTCAAACAAGAGTACCCCTCAACAGCTGACGAAGCGTTTATTATGTCAGGATCTAACGTCTTCAACCTGGAGCGTTTGGACGCACTAGTTCCAGAATCTTATCAAAGAAGGTCTGAGTGGGACCCTGCATCGAAGATGTTTGATGAGAATAAAGAAGGTTCTTTGTACATATACCAGTTTCCTGACTGGAATGAACCCTATGTGGTTGCTGCTGATGTAGCCTTGGGGGTTGGTCAGGACTATTCTGCTGCTGTTGTGTTAAATAAAAAGTATGAGATTGTAGCACACTATAGGAATAACAAGATTGACCCCAGTATGTGGGGTGATCTTCTGTTTTATTTAGGCCGTTATTATAATAATGCCCTATTAGCAGTAGAATCTAACAGTATGGGTATTGCAACCCTGCAGAAACTAGACAGTACAGGCTACATAAACCTGTATAGACAGACAAAGATAGCTAATGTGTCCTCGGAAGAGGGTGTTAGGTTGGGTTTTAGAACGACATCTGCTACAAAACCAGCGATTATAGCTAATCTTAAAAACCTAATAGAGAATGAAGAGATACTTATCCCGTCTGTGCAGATAATTAAAGAACTTAAGGACTATATTTCTACGGATACGGGTAAGACAGAAGCTGCACCCAACTGTTATGATGATTCGGTTATAGCATTAGCGATAGGTTGTGAAGTATTACGCACACATTGGGACAGATTGGGGACTTCAAATGTTTCATGGAAACAAAAGATGTCTGGTATAGAACAACCAGAAGTAAACTGGATATAGTATATACCCCTTATAGAACATAAAGACCCCTAAGGGTCTAAGAGATCCGCGTTGTCCTCATGCGTCCGGTGGTACGCAGCGGTATACCACCACTTATTTACGGAGGATAGTATGTCAGTAGAAACATTTCTCAAATGGAAGATACTACCTCGTTTTATGATGTTGGCTAGTACAGTAATGTCTTGGCGATGTGCTGAGTGGTTTATGGATCTTCCTGATCCAACAGGAGCACAGTCAGCTTTTGTGTCCGTAGTAATGGGCGTAATGACGGGTGTTTTTGGAATTTGGATGGGTCACGAACATAAAGGGGACAAATAATGCCACCAAGAAATCACAAGGATTGGAAGAAAGAACCTAATGTAGAATACATAAACTCTAGGATATATTCAGATTGGGATATATACAGCCAGGAACTAGAAACCATATTCTCTAAGGTATGGGTTCCTGTTTGCCATGAAAGCGAACTACCTGAAGACAACTGGTATCGGACCTCAACAATTGCACATACACCAATTGCTGTAATAAAAAATAAACATGGTATTCATGTGTATAAAAACACAGGGCTTCATGGTGTATCAGGGCCAGTAGGTATTATAACTGGTAATCGACTACATAGTGAAATAGGATACGGTGGGATGGTGTGGGCTACCCTTGATGATAACCCAACACAATCTCTAAAAGAATGGCTTAATGGATCATTTGATTGTATTATAGATGCTATTGATGCTGAACCATTAGAGGTGTTTCATTACCACAAGGCTATTATAGATACGAATTACAAACTGTGGCATGACACTAACTCAGAGTTCTACCACGACTTTATGCACTACTTTAATCGTGTGTCGGGGTTTAACGATGAATACTTTGCTAGAAAAAATATACCATTTGATAACGGACACGTTAATGTCAGCAGCTTCACAGTCAACTATGAGGAGTACGATGGGTTTGAGGATAGAGGAGAGCTTAGTTTCCCTAACCTTCCACCCAATCAATGGTATATGGTTGATTTGTTTCCTGGATTTAATTTTAATCTTAGGGGGAGTGCTTATAGAAGCGATAGTGTTACGCCTCTTGGACCAAACAAAGTTCTTATTGAGTTTCGTGGCTATGGTCTCAAAAGTGACTCACCAGAAGATAGGAAGACCCGTATAAACCACCACAACTCTATTTGGGGTCCATTCGGTAGAAACTTACACGAAGACCTTATTGGTGTCGCTGGTCAGGGCACAACAATGCGTCCAGGCACAGAAGATCGTTTCATACTTCATGGTCGGCATGAAAACAGAACCATACACGATGAAGTAGGCATGAGACATTATTATGAGGAGTGGGGGAAATGGATGGGGATAAATCCAAAAATAGCAGCATAAAACCAGTAGCTTTAGAAGTAGGTGAAAATAGTTTTGAGCTTGTGTTACGTATATTAGGTAATGAGTTTATAGCAATACGAATAGGATCAACAAACTTTAGTGGTAAACTAATAGCAGGTGGTGTCTTATTACTTTTCTTTACGTTTATGCTTCTGGAGGTATTTGGCCTGTCAAGGATTATGGGAGTTGAGTAATGCCCACCAGAGTCAATGAAAATACAGAAGTAGCTTTACCATTACGAAATATTATAAGCATGGTAGCAGCAGCTAGTGTTGCAACATGGGCGTACTTTGGAATTATAGAACGTCTTAATCAAATGGAAACAAACGTAACCATGATGGAAGCAGACGTAGGTCAGAACACAGAGTTTCGTATTAAATGGCCTCGTGGTGACATGGGAAGTCTACCCGCAGATAGTGAACAATATATGCTTATTGAACACCTTGCGGGAGAGTTAGAAAAACTACAAACCGATATTGAAAGTGGTAAGGCTCCGTATGATCAACAACAAAAGTTGACTTTAGAGTTCTATGAAAAACGAATAACTAGCTTAGAAGAAAACATAGAAAAACTAAGAAACGGAGATAAGTAATGAAAGAAACTCTTTTCGTTCTATTCTTAACATTAGGTGGGGAACCTATAGAATGGACACCTCATTTTTCCCTAAAGGATTGCTTAAGTATAAAACGAAAAATTGATCGTCTTTCAAAATCAGGTCACTTATACAGTTGTAAAAAAGAAACTGTGACTCTGGAACAAGATGGTGATAAATACGTTATAGTGGATTTTATAAATGAGTAGCCCATGTGTTGGTGTTTGTAGATTAGATAGCGAAGATAAATATTGTGTTGGATGTGGACGAACAACCGATCAAATAAGAGATTATTATTTGGATGGACTAAAAAATGGTACACATACCTTATACTCAACCCAAAAGAAAAAGAAAACCTAAAGAATACAAAAGCCCTATTGTGTGGTGGAACAGTGTTCGTTATAGTAATGGAGAATTGTCATGTCAATCGAAAAAGCAGGAGAAACCTTCTCCGGTTACAACAAACCAAAGCGAACCCCTAACCACCCCAAAAAATCCCACGCTGTCCTTGCGAGGTCGGGTGGTAAAGAAAAACTAATACGGTTTGGTGAAAAAGGTGCGAGTACTGCAGGTAAACCAAAGGCTGGTGAATCTAGGCGTATGAAAATGAAACGTAAATCTTTTAAGGCTCGTCATGCTAAAAACATTGCTCGTGGTCCTTTAAGCGCAGCATATTGGGCTAATAAGGTTAAATGGTAGATATGGAGGATAAATTGCTAGAAGCTGTTCGTAAACACGCAGAGGGTCATGTGGCTAAGCACGTGGCAAATATTGAGGTCTATTTAGATAATCCTGTTGGTATTGGTGAACATAGTGATATTATTGATGCTATTGAAACTGAGTTAAGTCATATGGCTAAATGGCATGAAAAATTAGAAATGATTGACATATATATCACGGAGGTAAAGGATGGCTGTAAATGCGGCAGGTAACTACACAAAACCGACAATGCGTAAAAACTTGTTTAATAAAATTAAAGCAGGTAGTAAAGGAGGTCGTCCAGGCCAATGGTCGGCGCGAAAGGCGCAAATGCTTGCTAAACAGTATAAAGCAAATGGTGGAGGCTATAGAGACTAATGCCAAAAAAACCGTCACAAAAGAGCCTAAGCAAATGGACTTCTCAGAAGTGGCGAACCAAAAGTGGTAAAAACTCTACTCAAGGTCCGTTGGCTACTGGAGAACGTTATATGCCAGCTTCAGCTGTGGCTAGTCTTACGCCAGCAGAACACGCTGCTACCACTAGGGCTAAGAGAAAAGCTACAAAAGCAGGAAAACAATTTAGTAAACAACCTAAAAAGGTTGCAAACAAAGTAAAACGACATAGAACGTAAACCCAGGAGTGGTAAATGTCTAGATTTGTACAAGAAACACATAAACAAAAAGATGCTAAAAAACCTCAGCCAAAGTTACCTAAGGCTGGTTCTTATGATTTAAAAGCTTTAGAGAAAGCTAAGCCTATTTATTCAGGCACTGGAGGGAAACGATAATGGAACCCGAAGGATATAAAGAGGTTGTTAGTGATGAACAACTGATTAGCATGATAGAGTCTGGTGTACAGAACTCTACAGGCGATTGGTTAAATTCATCTGAACTAGCAAGAGAAAGATTAAAAGCTACCTACGAATATGCTGGAGTGGCTGACTACCACTTATCACCTCAAGGTGTTAGTACAATTGTAGATACCTCTACAACAGAAGTAGTCGAAGCTTATACAGCCGTATTATCTGACTTGTTTCTTACAAATAAAAGACTAGCAAGGTTTATGCCTTGGGACAGTTCTCCTGCAGCAATTCAAGCTGCTAAAGATGCTTCTGATATAACTAACTATTGTTTGTTTAAAAAAAATAATGGGTGGGAACTTATTCAACAATGGATGAAAGCAGCCTTACTGTGGAAGAATGCTGTGTGCCGTTGGGGGTATGTTGAAGATTACGATTATGTATTTGAAGAATACGAAAAGATTAGTCAACCAAATCTAGATAAACTATTATCAGAAGATAATGTTGAAATTGTTGGTGATCTAGAGTTTGAAAATGAGTTTCAATCAACTGACTCTATAACTGAACAAAACGTAGAACTTATGTACGTTGATGTTCGTATTCGTAAACGTATTAATAAGTCTCGTGTTAAAGTGGAACTGGTCCCACCAGAAAACTTTCGTATATCAAGAGATGCTACCTGCATAACTGATGCAGCATTTGTTGGTATGCAAACAGAAATGACACGCTCAGAGATCCGTAAATACTATCCTGAAATGGCTGACAGTATTGATGCCTGGGATGAACTTGGTGATGATACGTGGTCTGGTAGTTTAAAATACTCTCAAGATATTGCAGCACGTAAACAAGTTACAGGACAAGAGTATACTCAAGGATCCTTGCAGCAAGAAACCACACCGCTAGAGGCTAATCGTGAAGTAGCTGTTACAGAGTGCTGGATGCATGTTGATCGTGATGGTGATGGTATTGCAGAGTTAAAACATTTTATTATAGCGGGTTCTCACATCTTATATGAAGAAGATTGTGATGAAGTCCCAATGGCTTCTATTGTTCCTATTGATATTCCATTTGAATTTTATGGTTTATCAATGGCAGATTTTACACGTAGTTCTACACTGGCATCGACCGCCATCCTACGTGGCTTTGTAGAGAATACATACCTCACTAACTATTCGCCTAAACTGGCTGATCCAAATGTGGTAGACTTCTCTGCATTGCAAAATATGAAGCCTAAACAGATTATACCAACTAATGGTAGTCCTGTGGGTGCTGTTCAACAGTTACCTCCTGAGACAATCTCAACAGGTACAGTACCATTGCTTGAACATCTGCAAATGATTAAAGAACAAGCTACTGGTATGTCTAAAGCTGCTCAAGGTCTTAATGATACACTCTATGTGTCAGGAAACTCTGAGCAAAAACTATCAGCGGTTCAATCTGCCGCACAAAAACGTATTCAACATATTGCTCGTAGATTTGCTGAGACAGGGTTTAAACGTCTTTTGTCTGGTATTTATTCTACAATGCGTAGTAATATGAAAGGCAATATAGATTACAATATTGCAGGTGCATTTAAATCTATTAATATGCAAAACCTACCTTCAACTATGGACTTAGAAGTTTTGTTAGATATTGGTGAAAATTCTAATTCTTCATTAATAGGAAAGTATAGTCGTATTGCTGGAGAAATCCTCCCTGGACTAGCACAACAAGGTGCAGGTATGATTGTAAAACCAGAAGCCCCAGCTATCCTTGCTACTAAACTTATTGAAGCAATGGATATAGATAGTAATGACTTCTTGCAAGATTACAATACAGACGACTTTAAACAAAAGGCAGCACAGGCTATTCAAAGCCAACAACAAAAAGCTCAAGCAGAACAAGCATTGCAACAACGTAAGGTTGAGGCAGAAGCTGCTTTATCAGAAGCAAACGTTGTTTATACAGGTGCTCAAACTAAAAACACTATGGATGATAATGCAAAACAACTTGCAGTATCAATTGATAAACACTTTCAAGAATGGGCAGATCTTCAAATTAGAGCAACTAAAGAGGGTGCAGAGTTACCAGAACATCCTGGTTATGACCAGATTATTATGTTAGCTAGGCAAATCCTAAGCCCACCTCAACAACAGCCACAACCACAGATGGGACCACAGGGACCTCAGGAGATAAGATAAATGGCACATTCGACTATTAGTAAACTTGGTGTAGGAGGAACTCAGGCAGGAACTGCAGTAACAAGCACTTCAGGAAATAAAACAGTTGTATTTACAAATGAAACAGACTCTGTAATTACACTTGATCTTAAATGCGCTGGCTCAATTAACGCAGCTGATAAAGGCATTAAGGTTCCAGCCAAAGAATTTCTTAATTACACACATGTTGGTGGACACGGTGCTTGTGTAATGGAAAATGTTAAAACAGCACACGGTACAGCTGCTCAAACTGATGAGCGTATCTATATCCACCATCGTGTGTAAGTAATGGATAAGTATCGTAAGACAGCTGAGAAGAAGCTGGGAAACGAGAAATCATATGGTAATCATAAAATTCATCCCGAAGAACTAGCAAGGCAAGCTCATGTTAAAGGGCACTTTGCAGCTAGAGAACGGGATGAGTTTTTTGATGAAGTATACGGTGAAGTTTTAATTGATTTCTTTTTAGAATGGTTAAAAACAGAACCGCATGAGACTAAATCTCGTGAGTTTCTCTACAGTTCTGCTATGGCACTAGGAAGTGTTAAGGAGAAAATGATGAACTTTGAGATGTACGGAAAAAATATTCCGCACCTACAGGAGGACAACAATGAGAACAATTGATATTGATGCTCTTATAAATAACTACAAAGAGATGATTAATACGTTAGAATACGATTCTATGCGTAGTGCAGGTAAAGCAAAACTAAATTCTGAAAAACTTATACACATGCACTCGCTTGTTAATCACTATTCTAAAATAAAAAATTCTGAAAAGGCTAGTCCTAAAAAGGAGATAGCAAATGGAAAGTAATACCGAAGCACCTGTAAGCTCTACCCAATCGGATGAACCTACTGCAGAGGTTAATAGTCAAACTGAAGAGGCTTTGCTGGCTGACATTGTACGAAACTCTGATTTCGTAGATACTCTACCCGATGAGCAAGTACCTGAGTTAGACGCGGAAGACTCTGATGATGAAGACCCAGAAGAATCAGAAGAATCCGATAATGAAGATGATGAAGAAGAGATTGAAGAAGAAGCTGAAGAAGACACAGACGAAGAAGATGCCGATGAAGAATCCGCTACCGATGAACCTGATGTGTTTGCTACAGATGACTTGGATCTAGAAGCTAAAGTTGTAGTCAAAATAGATGGCGAACATACAGAAGTTTCTTTTGGTGACCTTATTAAAGGTTACTCTACTGAACAACATCTGTCTAAAAAGGGTCGTGAACTTGGTGATGCAAGAAAACAGTTAGAAGAAGAATACCAAGAAAAGGTTGGAGAAATCCAAAACCTATCTAAGGCATCTGCTGCTATACTGTACTCAAATGAACAAGCTCTTTCTAAAGAGTACCATGATATCGAAGCTCAAATTGATAAGGCTCGTAAAGATGGTGATACATATGAAGTTGGCGAGTTAAAAGATAAACGAGAACAAGCACAAAAAAAATACTGGGATGCACGTAATCAACGTGAAGCACTAGTAGAAACTCTTCAAAAGTCTGAACAGGAACAAAATCAAAAAGAATGGAATGAACAAATACAATATTTTAATCAAACCATTCCTGATATGATTCCTGACTTTAATGAAGAGACTGCTTCAGCAATTCGTGAGTTTGCTATTGAAGAAGGTATTTCTCCAGAAGTATTAGACTCAATTGCCGATCCTGTAATTGTAAAGTTTGTCGATGACTATCGTAGACTAAAACAAGGTATCACTAAAGGTACTGCTAAAAGGAAAGCTACTCCAGCTAAAAAGGCTCCGCTTAAGAAAGCTAAAACTACAACTCGCAAAAAACAAGATAAAGCAGCTGAAGTTAGAGCTAGAGCGATGAGTCCTGATTCTTCTAATGAAGATCAAATGGAGTTTTTGAGAGGTCTTGCCAACCAATCTTTAAATCTTTAATACCTTGGAGGTATAATTAAATGGCTAATAATCTTGGTGTTCGCGGAACTGGTGGCCCTCAGGGACCAGCCCGTGGAACTGGCAAAGATGTTTCCCAACGGGAAGATCTAGCAAACTTTATCACGATGATTACTCGTGATGAAACTCCTTTTACATCGTCTATCGGTAAAGCTAAAGCAACCGCTATCTACCACGAGTGGCAGACAGATCAGCTAGAAGCTCCAGGCAACTCACGGATTGGTGAGGGTACTGACTGGATTGCTCCTGATGCAACAGGCTCTGGTGGTACTGGTGCAACTCCAGCAACTGGCGCTAAATTTGCTATTACTGGACCTTATCGTACTCGTTTGGGTAACTACACTCAAATTAACGGTAAGACTATCGCTGTGTCAGGTACACGCCGCGCAGTAGATCAAGCAGGTGTTGCAGACGAATATGCATACCAGCTTAAAAAGCGTGGAACTGAGCTACGCCGTGATGTGGAATTTGATATGATCCACTCATACAACACAGCTAACGCTGTGGGTGTACAAAACGCTAACTCACGTTCAGCTGGTGGATACCAGTCTTTTATTAACTCAGCAACTACATGTAACTATGTAGGTGAGTTCGAAGCTCCTTCAGCTTCTTCCTCTAATGCTGGTACTGATGCACAAGGTACAGACACTGTACGTGGATCAATCAATGGTGGTACTACTGCTCCTGCACGTGGAACTCTTGCACTGACAGACATTGATGCTGTTATGCAGAAGATCTATGAGCAAGGTGGTAAGGCAACTAAAGTTATGTTGTCACCAAAACTACGCCGTGATTTCTCAGATCTAATGGTCTCAGACACTGGTGTTGTTCGTAACATTGATGCTGGTGGAAAACTCCGTCAGTCAGTTGATGTATACATGTCAGACTTTGGAGATCTTATGGTAGTTCCTAACTACATCATGGGTCTGTCAAACTCTGTTGCACTGAAAGGTGATAACGGTACTGCATTCTCAGGCGCAGGTATCCCTGACGTTGCTGACTTTGCAGCATTGATCTATGACCCAATGTGGTTCGCTACAGCTTACCTACGTCCTATGCAGGAAGTAGACGTAGGCCAGCAGGGTGACTCAACCAAAGGAATGATGGTTGAAGAATGCACCTTGGAAGTACGCAACCCACTTGGTTGTGGTGCTATCTACGGTCTTAACTAGACTATTTGTTAGGGGAGGTCTTTATGGCTTCCCCTTTCTTTTTAGGAGGTAATATGGCTTATTCAATGTCCGGTAAAGATTTTAAAAAAGCTGAGTCTGGAAAAATAAATAAAGATTTTAAAGAGGCTAAACCAGCAACGGGTAACCCTTTTAAGAAAAGAAAAGAAGATCCTGCACAACAATATGCAATGGGCGGCAATGTAGCAAAATACTACAATACAGGTGGTAAGGTTGCTGGATGCGGTCCTGCTCAAAACAAATCATAAATTAAAGGAGTACAGTAAATGCTAGTTATAAGAACAGCAAACGGGAATACTTACCCCGCAGAAACATGTGTATGGCGTACCGCAGCAGTTGCTGCAGGTGGCTATAAGCTAACACACTTAGATATTAACTCACCTAACGTAGCGACTAATGGTAATCCTACAGCAGCACCATCTGGCGCTGAGTTAGGTTATATTGGAAAATCAGGACGTTTTGTATCTTATACAGAACCTGCCTAATTAAGTAAGAGGACACAATGGCAAAAGAAAATGAATTTAAATTTCGCAGTTCAACTGTGGAAGCCACAAAAGATATTCATGCTGGTTTTGATCTTCAATCTGGAGATTGGGAAGCTAAGCAAGACATTACACAATATAAAGAAGCTGCTAAACTTGATAGAGATAAAGAAGCATATTATGGTCGTACTAAAAATGGTTACCGTAAGTTAGCAACTATTCCTGATATTGTAGCAATTAAGATTTTGCAAGAGCATCATCTGGATTTGCATGATCCAAATTTTATGCAAGATCCTAATAATCTTAAAAAGCTTAAAACAATTTTGATGTCTGAATATTCTGATTTGGTAGTCAATACTTAATTAGGAGGCCAAACATGGCAATGACATATACGGAACTTGTTGCTAAAGTTCGTAGTTGGTCTAACCGCGATGAAGAAGTAGTAAGTGACGACATTATTAAGGATGCTCTTAAATATGCAGCAGATAAAGCATACAGAATTTTAAGAGTCCCTCCATTAGAAAATGTTGCTATTTATGAAAAGTCTTTGTTACAGGCTGGAACTACAGCAGCTAATAGTTTACAGGGTAGTATTACAGAAATACAATTACCCTATGATCTTATAGAATTTATTCAAATTAGAGAAGTAGATTCTGCTGGATTAACCACACGTGTATTTAATGAAAAATTAGACATACGAACATTTAATGATGCTTTAAGTGAAAAGTATACAAACCTTAACTACTGGGCAAGACAACAAAATGTTGTATACCTTACTCCAGGGTTTGGTGCTGGATCAACAAGCAATCAAGCGAACACAATAGAACTTTATTATTATCGTAGACTACCTGCATTAGATGCGGTATACGCTGTGACTGTTCTTAACTACAATGCGGGATTTCTTACTACAACAGGTGCAGGATCAGGTGTAGCTAATTCTAAACAATTATACTTTAATAGTAATACAGGAACAACAGCATACGCAACAAGTGCAGACGCACAGGCAGCTAGTGCTGGTGGTACTGTAACAAACGCTTACTACATTGGTATTGCAACCCCTAACTGGCTACGTGATGAAAACCAAAGGATTCTTTTGTTTGGGGCATTAGCAGAGGTGTTTGCTTATGTTCAAGATGATCAACAAGCAGCAAAATACAATCAAGCATTCTTATCAGAAATTACAGAAGCAAATGATGAAGATGCTAAACGTAACGCTTCAGGCGGTAATTTACAAGTAAACTTTAATGGACGAGGGTTAATATAATGACTACACCAGCAAGACCTGGCTCCTTTACAGGAGCTACTGATAATGCCGCCAGTGGTGGATTATTTACAGATACCCTTATTGACGGTATCCCCGATATTATAGGGGCCGATGTAGCATCTGCAGAAGCAGCCGCCGCAGCCGCAAAGGTATCAGAAACAAACGCTGCAACCTCAGCCACTGGTGCAGCTACAAGCGCAACTAACGCTGGAACTAGCGCCACGGCTGCAGCAAGTAGTCAAACAGCAGCAGCAAGTAGCGCCACAGCAGCTGCTAGTTCTGCTAGTAGTGTGGCAGCAGATGCCGCTACAGCGACAACTAAGGCAGCTGAAGCAAGTACGTCTGCAACAAACGCAGCGGCTTCACAATCAGCAGCAGCAGCGTCACAAACTTCAGCAGCATCTAGTGCAACTTCAGCTACTGGGTCTGCTAACAGTGCAACAACCTCTGCTACAGCGGCAGGTAACAGTGCTACAGCAGCGGCTAATAGTGCTACTGCAGGAGCAAGCAGCGCAACGGCAGCAGCCAATAGTGCTACAGCAGCAGCAACGTCAGAAACTAATGCAGCAAGTTCGGCTACTTCAGCAACCACTAGTAAAAATACAGCTACTACTCAAGCTACTAATGCGGCAACAAGTGCAACGAATGCAGCCACGAGTGCAACGACTGCGACAACTCAAGCAAGTAGTGCAACAACGTCAGCTGCAACAGCTACGACACAGGCTACTAAAGCAGAAGACTATGCTGTAAAAGTAAACGGAGTTGTCCCTAGTACTTCAGATTATTCATCTAAAGCATGGGCTGTGGGTGGTACAGGTGTAGATCAAGCTTCAGGCGGTGGTAACGCTAAAGACTGGGCTACTGAAACAACAACAACTGCTGATAACACAGAATACTCAGCTAAAGAATATGCTATTGGTGTACAGGCAGGGAATACTAACGGTTCTGCTAAACAATGGGCTTTAGGTGGCGGTAACTTTGTTATGTCCACAGCAGTAACAGGATCAGGCGGTACAGCACAATATTCGGCTAAGTACTGGGCAGATCAAGCTGCTAGTAGTGTAGCTAACTTTGATGAAAAATATTATGGTAGTTATGCAAGTGATGCAGCAGCCGAAAACGCACATGAAGCAGCAGGTAAAACAGTAGCAGTAGGTGACTTGTATTATAATACAGGTGATCAAGCTGTTAAATATTGCACAGTTGCTCCGTCTGGAACAGGCGCACCAGTAGGAACATGGGTAGCAATTGAAGCAACAGACACTAGCGGTTTTGCAACAAACGGGTTTTCAATTGCAATGTCAATCGCATTATAGGAGGTCTTTATGGCACAAAATTTTAGAAGGTACGTTGAAAAGTCCATTGGAACCTCGGCAACTGATATTCCTGATGGCGCTAATTTCGACTCATACGACACAATTGTAGGAATAAATTTAGCAAATAGAATTGCTCAACAGATTACAGTATCAGTATATATGTTAGCTGGAGGAGCAACAGATAGTCTAGCCAATCGGTACTACGTTGTAAAAGATGCACCGATTCCAGCAGGATCAACACTTCAAGCATTAGATGGTGGTGCTAAAATTGTAGTACAATCAGGGGATAGGCTTTGGATTGTATCTGACACTGCAAGCTCACTTGACGCTTGGGTATCTGCTGTTGACGCTATTAGTACATAGGAGGATTAGTTATGGGTTACATTGGTAATCAAGCAAATAGTAATTTTTCCTCTCTAGCTAAACAAGATATTACAGGTAACGGGGGTACAGGCTATACGTTAAGCACAGCAGTAGCAAACGCTAACGAAATAGAAGTATTTGTGAACAACGTTAGACAAGAACCAGCAGTAGCTTATAACGTTTCTGGTACAACACTTACCATGACAGGTAACGTAGTAAGTACAGATGACTTTTATGTAGTCTATCAAGGTAAGGCAGTTCAAACAACTACTCCTTCACCAGCATCGGTGACAGCAGCAATGCTTGCTCAAGGTGCTGCAGGATCATACCTTGGTGACGCTACACAACTCGGTAATATTATTAGAGTACATGAAAAAGAGCTAAACACTTCAGTAACAGTAGCCGCAAACACTAATGGTATGTGCGCTGGCCCATTAACCCTAGCTTCAGGAGTCACCATCACAGTTAGTGCTGGTGCAACATTGGTGGTAGCATGAGTACGGTACATTGTAATACAATACAAACTAGTTCTGGTGGTCCTGTTACGCTGACTAAGCAGAGTGCGGCAAAGGCAAGAGCAACAGTTAGAGGATTAGATACGTTTCAAATCCATGAAAGTTTCGGTGTCAGTTCTGCAAGTGACGAAGGAGCAGGGCATCATAACATTGCATTAACATCAGCAATGTCGAGTATTTCTTATCAACCGCAAATTGCTACTGGTTACGCGGATGGAAACCCAGGCAACACGATTTCAACTTGTTGGTCAGAAACATCTACCAATGTTGAGTTTGAAACCAGTTCTGCCGCAGGTGCAAATCAAGATATTACAAAAGATTACTTGGTTGTTTTTGGAGACTTAGCATGAGTAAAATACTTGTAAACGAAATAGGTAATAACAACGGCACTACGGGTATGACTGTAGCAACAACAGGCGTTGCTAGTTTTCCAGTATCGGCTCCTTTAACACCTGCTAGACCAGCTTTTCTTGCAAGACGAAACGGAACAAATTTACAACTTAACAATCAAATAATGCCCTTTGACAGCAAAACTATTTACGGAGGATTTGATACTGCTAATGGGTATAATACAAGTACATATACATATACTTGCCCAATAGCAGGGTTATATTGGTTTCATGTATCTAGTATTCTCGGTTCTATAGCGGTTGATAATGGTCAATGGAAAATTCAATTAAACAGCAGTGATTATGAACAAAGGCATTTTACAAATAAAACCACTGAGTTTTACACACACAGCATAGACACATACATAAACGCCTCGGCAAATGACACTGTCAGAGTAAAAATGGGATCTAATATTTATTTTTATGGCAATCAATGGGCTGTGTTTATGGGACATTTAATAGGGTAGGAGGGTATTATGGCAAATGGAAAAATAAAAGCAGATACCCTAGAACACAGCACCGCTGGGTCACTTGATACACAGTACGTTGTGAATGGTACGCTAAAAATGTGGGCTGATTTGTCAGGTGGTGCAACACCAGCTATTGATGACAGCGCCAACACTTCTTCTGTGACTGATGTAGGACCAGGCGAAAGACGTATAAATTTAACAAACAGCATGTCTAGCACAAATTATATGGTCATTGCTGGAATGATTAATGATGGCAACAGTGGTGGTGCTAGGGGTGCGGCAGGACATCATCTTGGGACACAGGCTACAGGCTCTGTACAATATAAAACAATGTACGGATCTACTGCCAGTTCAGATGGTAACCTCACTGATTCGCACACTCAAGAAGGTGCTGGAATAGCAGGAGACCTAGCATAATGGACACACCAGAATTTCAAGGCACACACCTATTCGACAGACTATGCTGGGCTAAAGAAAATCTAGACGGTGTACAGTCTGACTATCGTGTAGTGTACGAGGACAACATTGACGAGTGCGCTAAGATACTTGTACCAGATCCTAATTGGATGGCTTGCGCTTTACAAGGCAATATTCTTCCACCTGTATGGGTGTACTGGGAGTTAGCCAAGGATGAAGCAGAAGAAGGGTTTACTAAACACACTCGCGGAAATTTATTGCACGAAACAAAACCTATAGGTCCAATGACAGAAGAAGAGGCGATAGAATATCTTATAAAGAAAGATTGTCCTCCAGATGTGTGGCAAACATATAACGAAGGTAATCGTCAAAAGATGGTTATCTGTAAGAAAGAACAATTACCTAAAACTAGAGAGTGGCGAAACGCATGGAAGATCAACCAAGAGTTGCTTGCCGCATAGGAGAAATTAATGGTAGATACATATATTAAAGTAGGTGATCAGACTCCTCTTGCGGACTCTGTTACTGTACCTGCAGATCGTAGCTTTCGTGACGCTTGGGTTCTTGATAGTGATAAAAAAGTAATTAGCGAAGATGTTGCAAAAGCTAAAGATATGTTTAAAGACAAGATCAGAGAGGTGCGTAAACCACTTCTTGAAGCAGAGGATGTAGTTTATATGAAAGCGCTAGAAGCTGATAATGCTTCTGCTAAGACTGCAAGTGTTAATAAAAAGAAATCTCTTAGAGATGCACCTGCAGCTTCAGCTATCAGTAGCGCAGATACAATTACAAAGCTAAAGGCAGCGTGGGATACATCATTACTTGGTGATAGCCCTTACTAATAGGAGGCTATGATGGCATTAAGTAAAATACGAAGTGATAGCATGGATGATGTTGCTATCCAAAGTAACAAGAATTTAATTATTAATGGCGATCTGCAGGTTTGGCAACGAGCCACCTCTGCCACGGCAGTAACAAACGCTTATGCTACTGTTGATAGATTTAGATTTGTTGAAGGAACGGCTGGTGCATACACTAGCGAAAAGTCTAGTGATTCACCAATAGGGTCAGGCAGCTCATTAAAGCTACAAGTTACAACTGCTGACACAAGTATGGCGGCAGGAGATTATGCTTATTTCCAGCAAGTTATAGAGGCACAAAATCTTCAATCCTTGCAATATGGAACTTCATCTGCAAAAACATTAACTCTTTCATTTTGGGTTAAGTCTAGCAAGACAGGAACTTATACAATTGCTTTAATAAAGGCAGATAGTACTCAATACAACTTTGTGCATGAATATACTATTTCATCAGCAAACACATGGGAAAAGAAAACCATTACTATAAGCCCTACGGCTGGTAGTACATCATTTATTACCTCTGCTGCTGGGGCTATTAACAATGACAATGGTGTTGGTTTTTATGTAGTCTGGATGTTGTGTTCTGGCACAGATCTTAATGGTTCTACGAACAACGCTTGGTCTAGTAATGGTTTACACTACACCACAACTAATCAAGTAAACTGGATGGATAACACAAGCAACAATTTTTACCTATCTCAAGTGCAACTTGAAATCGGAGACCTAGCATCACCCTTTGAATTTGAGGACTATGGAACCACGTTAGCTAAGTGTCAGAGGTATTTTGAAAACGTAAACTGGTTGGGTTATGTTTTATCAGGAAACTCATATTCAACGACTCAATGGGTATTAGCGCAAGTTCTTTGGAAGGTGGAAAAAAGAACTGTTCCAACATTAACCTTTCCAACAATAGGTAATTCATCTGGCAATGTAGGGATTACAGACTCTACCGCAAACCTTGTTACTCAGGGTAGTACAATAAGGTCGCAAACTACAACAACAGGTGCATCTCTCTATAATAACAACGCAGATGGTTATTCGGGTTTAGATGATGATACAGTTTGCATGTTGTATTCATATGGCGACACAACCCTTAAAGTAGATGCGGAGTTATAAATGATTATTGAAAACGCAAAGTGGTCAAAAGGACCACCGGGGCAAGATGATGTAATAGTCGGTTTTCTTGCAACTATTGATGGTAAGAAAGTGGTTGTTCCAAAGGAAATTGGGAATAGACAATATGACGAGGCTATGCGTCAAGTAGACGCTGGCACTCTAACAATAGAGGAGGCTGACTAATGCCATATGTAGGCAAACAACCCCTCGCAGGGGACTTTAAAAAACTAGGATCACTCACAGCGTCTGCTACAGCTACGTATGCACTTACTTACAACAGTGCTGCATTTACGCCAGCTAACGCAGAGTCTTTGATTGTGTCTCTTAACGGTGTAACACAAGCACCTAATGACGCTTATAGTGTCAGTGGTAGTAACATTGTGTTCGCCTCTAACCTTTCTTCTTCAGACAGCATTGATTATATTCTTGCATTAGGAGAAGTAGGTAATCATACAGTACCGTCAGATAACTCAGTTACTACAGCAAAGCTTAGTAGCACTATTAGTCGTGGTGGTGTAGCTAATATTCGTGTTAACCCTAACAGCCTAACAGATAATACAACAATTGCCAGTGGTGAGAACGCTCTTGTAGCAGGACCGTTCACACTTGCAGCTACGTTGACTGTCAACGGCACATTTACGGTGGTGTGATATGAGTAAGTTATATGTAGATGAAATAGCCAGTAAAACTTCTGGTAATAAAATTATGATGCCTCAAGGCGGCATTATCCAAGTCCAATACACACAAGTAATAGCTACAAGCACTCATACTTCTGCAAGTGCTTTATCCACAACTACTGTTACACCATTAAACGTAAACATTACTCCATTATCTTCTTCTTCAATTATCATGCTTACAGCGGGAGTAACTGGTGAATGGAGTAGGGATGGCGCATCATGGGATAGCACTTGGTTTTTCTTACGAGACAGCACTAAATTATCTTCTCCTCCTGATGGGACTAGAAACGTAGGTATTCATATGGGAACCAATATAACGATTTATGCTGCTGATAATAATTCAACACCAGACAACGCTCAATACACATACTTTGACACACCTTCAACTACTTCAACTATTAATTATAAAGTAGCATTTTCTGATAATGGCACAGGAACTTGGCATTTAAATAAAACTGTTTCTGATACTAATGTAGCGGGACATGAGCGTGGAATTTCATTTATTATGGCACAGGAAATAGCAGGATAGGAGGAAAACATGGCTTCAATTATAGGAGTGGAAACCCTCCAGCATACTAACGGTACGTCAGCGGCAACCATAGCTTCAACAGGCGTAGTAACTTTTGCAAAACCACAACCACCTTTAGTTGGTTCACCTGTCGCTTTGTCAGGCTTATCAAACAAAACTTTCACAGGAATCCCAGCGGGAACAAATAGATTTACTGTAGTGCTTGATGATGTTTCAGGGCCAACTAGCGGTTATCTAAAATTACAGCTTGGGACTGCTAGTGGTTTAGAAACTGGCACAAATTACTTAGTTAATGACTCAAATGGAACAGCAGGAAATTCGTTTGCTGGATATGGAAATGGTACGGCTAACGACTTCAGACTAACAGCTTGGACAAATGATAATGCAAATATGAGTGGAACAATTACATTTACACATCTTGGCGGCAACAAATGGATGATGGGTTCTCATTTAATTTCAAGAGCCTACAGTGCCTATTTTATCTCACTCACAGGCCAAGTCAATCTAAGCGCAGAGTGTACACAGGTTAAAGTATTCCCCGCTACAGGAAACTTTGATGCTGGCAATGTAAACCTTTTGTTAGGATAGGAGATACAAATGACAAGTATATTAAAAGTAGACTCCATCCTAAAAGCAGATGGCAGCGCACATGATTTTGTAAGCTCTAACATATTAGAAACATTTACAGTGGTTTGTAACGGTGAAGCTATCACAGTACCGTCTGGTACTTATACCCCAACGAATGTAACAGCTAGTTATGCTTTAACTGATAGCCATGTAGTTACTACTGGTTCTAGTATTTCTTATACCCCACCGACAGGAACAACTAGCGTAATTTATGAATTTCAATATAAAGTTGCATGGGAAAATACATCATATCCGGGAATTATTCATACAGCAATGAGAATAGACGGAACGCAAATTACAGGCTCAAGACAAACCTCTGGATACGCTGGTACATATGACCAAATGCATAATCATTTTAAGTGGCGTATCCCCATTGGTGGTACTGCTTCTTCAGCAACAGGGCGTGTTGCTAGTTGGACATCAGCAAAAACAATTGATATGACAGCTAGAAGATATAATTCCAGTTATCCGGGAAAGGTGCATCATACTCATTATTGGGACGGTGGCAACGCTGGTTTTCCTGACCTGCCAATTTTATCTATTACAGCATTAAAGTAGGAGACAGATATGGCATTAACAAAATTAAACAATCAGTCTCTTAGCGCAGTTACATCGGCTGGTATTCCTATTCGTAGTGGTAGTGTGTTGCAGGTTTTAAACACAACATTTAATACTCAAGTGGCGACTACATCTCAAACGCCATCAGCAACTGGATTGGCGCAGACCATTACTCCTAATTTTGCCAACAGCAAGTTATTAGTCCATATAGACGCTTCTGTTTACAACAACACTGCTTCTAAAGGTGTTGATTTATATCTTTATAGAGATGGAAGTGCAGTAACTTTAGTCTCAGGAACTGCTGGTGGAAGATTTGCTTATGTTCATTCCTACAATACCGGCGGTCAATCAATTACGAGTAGTAGTTTTAGTTTTTTAGCAGATGCTGGAAGTACATCAGCAACAACATTTCAACTTTACTTTGCAAATGGCATTGCTGGCGGAACTGCCTATGTCAATGTGAATGGCGCAAGTGATACTGCTGCAATAACTGTAATGGAAATCGCTGGATAATGAAAACGGTACAAGAAGTTTCACCAGAATTACGAGTTGCTATAGAGCTAGAAGCACACGAAAAAGAATGTGCTGTACGTTATAAAGCAGTGGAAGATAAACTATCAGGTCTCGACAAAAGACTGTGGAGACTTGAAGCAATGATAATGGGATCAACGGTTATAGTCGTTGGCCTAGCATCCTCTCTCTTAATGAAAATGTGAGGTTAAAATGATCGCGGAAACAATGGCAGGTATAGCACTAGTTAAAGGCGCGGTTGACGGTATCAAAAGTATGATCGGTACTGCCAATGATGTAAGCGAAATAGCTGGGTATATAGATAAGTTGTTTGAGGGCGAAAAACAAGTACAACAACAAAGAAATAAAAAAGCTGGAGTAGATAACTTTGGGGGTATCGGAGGTGTTGCATCTGAAGTTATAGATGCTAGACTGGCTAAAGAAAAACTTCAAGAAGTAGCTACATTAGTTGATATGCGATTTGGTCATGGAACATGGAAATCTATTCTTGATGAAAGAGCTAAAAGACTTAGAGAAGAAAAAGAAAGAATAGCAGCTTTTAAAAAAGCACAAAGAATAAAAGCACAAGAAAGAGAAGATTTAATAAAACAAATATTAATTGCTGGTGGATGTGTTGCTGCTGTTATAGTAATAATAATTGCTATGGCGGTATCAATATCTCGTGCACCAGTAACTTAGAGGAGACTAAAATGTTTGAAGTATTAGTACTGGTTTGTTTGGCATCAAACCCTAACACATGTTTTGAGTTAGAAGACACAAGAGGGCCATATGAAACAAGAGAACAATGTGTAGAACGTTCAATAGAAATGCGTGAATTTATAAATGAAATGCCAGATCATATACCTCAAGCATATAAGTGTGTACACCATGATATAAAAACTCCAGGAGTAGCAACATGATATCTGCATTAATAGGCCCTGTTACAGGACTACTAGATAAGTTTATTCCTGACGCTGATGAAAAAGCAAGGATTGCCCATGAGCTTGCTACGATGGGAGAAAAACATGCCCAAGAACTAGCACTTGCTCAAATAGAAGTAAACAAAGCAGAGGCAGCTTCAGGCTCTATATTTAAGGGCGGCTGGAGACCAGCAGTTGGTTGGGTATGTGCGTCTGCTTTTGCCTATCACTTTGTTTTACAGCCCGTCCTGCTCTTTGTAGTAGCCTTAACGGGCACTCAGCTACCTACCCTACCTGAATTTGATATGGGCACGTTGTTGCCCGTTCTAGGCGGCATGTTGGGGATTGGTGGACTCAGGACATATGAAAAACAAAAGAGGCTAACTAAATGAATATAGATAAACTAAGAGAAGAACTTAAGGCTGATGAGGGATGTAAGTATGAAATCTACTTGGATCATCTTAACCTCCCTACACACGGTATTGGTCATCTTATTCTTGACAGCGATCCTGAGTATGGACAAGAAGTTGGCACACCAGTCTCGGAAAATAGAGTTAATGAGTGTTTCGCTAAAGATGTCGAAACGGTGTTATCGGAGTGCAAGAAGTTATATTCCAACTTCGAACTTTTGCCTGAAGAAGTCCAATTAATTATTGCTAATATGATGTTTAATATGGGCAGACCTCGGCTTAGTAAGTTTGTAGGGATGAGAGCAGCTGTAGACTCTGGTGATTGGCACAGGGCTGCAGTAGAAATGGTTGATAGTAAATGGTATCAACAAGTAACAAATCGTGCTGATCGGCTTGTACAAAGGATGAGAGCAGTTTAATAGTATATACCCCTTATAGGAAAAATCTATTCAAATAAGAGGTAATAATATTATGAGAAATGTAGAATACGCTGGACCAGTCACATCTATTTCTGAAGAGATTGATGCAATGAAGTATCGTCAAGAAGGTGAGTCCTTTGATGATAAAGTAAAACGCATGGCAGGAGCACTTAATGATACTCCTGAACATCAATTAGAACTAGAAGACATTTTTGGGAATATGAGATTTCTACCAGCAGGTAGAGTCCAAAATGCTATGGGAAGTAGGCGTATTACTACAGCTTTTAATTGTTTTGTTAGTGGTATTATTGATGACAATATGAAGTCTATAATGAAACGTGCTGCAGAAGCTGCAGAGACTATGCGTAAAGGTGGTGGTATTGGGTATGATTTTAGTAGACTCAGACCAAGGGGCGATCATATTAACTCTCTCGACTCTCAGTCTTCTGGTCCTGTTTCTTTTATGGGGATCTTTGATGCAGTGTGCCAAACAATTGCTTCTAGCGGTCACAGGAGAGGAGCACAAATGGGTGTCCTTAGGGTTGACCATCCTGATATACTCGACTTTATTCGCGCTAAACGTAACAGTGATAAACTCACCGGATTTAATATCTCCGTTGGGATTACAGATGCCTTTATGGAAGCTTTGGATAACGATACCGAGTACGATCTTTTGTTTGACGGTGTTGTGCGTGGCACTTTATCAGCCCAAATGGTATGGGACGAGATAATGAACTCGACCTGGGATTGGGCAGAGCCTGGAGTTCTGTTTATTGACCGTATACAAGAGATGAATAACTTATGGTACTGTGAGACCATTGAAGCCACTAACCCATGTGGTGAGCAGCCGTTGCCCCCGCAAGGTGCATGTTTGTTAGGTTCTTTTAATTTAGTAAAGTATCTTGATGAAAGTGCTGGTAACTATACATTTAATTTTACACAGTTTAAGAAAGACATTCCACATGTAGTACGTGCAATGGATAACATTATTGATCGTACTATATACCCGCTTAAAGAACAGTCTGATGAGGCTAAAGATAAAAGACGTATGGGGCTAGGTGTTACTGCACTAGCTAACGCTGGTGAGCTTCTAGGATACCCTTATGCTTCTCCTGAGTTTCTTAACTGGACTGAAAAAGTCTTTGCTTGTTTAAGAGACAATTGTTATAAAGCATCTGCTTTGTTAGCAAAAGAAAAAGGTGCATTCCCTATGTATCGTCCAGAGTATTTAAAGTCTAACTTTGTACGTACATTACCTGCATCTGTTAAGAAGGAGATTAGAGAACATGGCATACGCAACAGCCACCTCACTAGTATTGCTCCTACTGGTACTATCAGCCTTGTGGCAGATAATGTCACTGGTGGCATAGAGCCTGTATTCAGCCATTACTATGATCGTACTATCCAGACATTTGAAGGACCCCGTGTTGAACGTGTAGAAGACTATGCGTACTCTAGAGGGGTAGAAGGGAGGACATCATCTGATATTTCAGTTCAAGATCATTTAGCAGTATTGCTGTTGTCTCAACACTATATTGACTCAGCATGTTCTAAAACTTGTAATGTGGGGGAAGATGTGTCATATGAGGATTTTAAACAAGTGTATGTTGATGCCTGGAAGGGCGGGGCGAAGGGATGCACTACGTTCAGGATCAGTGGAAAACGATTTGGTATCTTCAACGAAACCGTGGAAACGGAAGAGAAGGTATCTGGCACGAATGAGGAAATGGTTGAAGAAAAGGGAAAGGTTGAAGCTTGCTTCATCGACCCGCTTACAGGCCAGAAAGAGTGCGCTTAGTAATTAATTAACGGAGGAGTAACATGGCAGAAGAAACAATTTCTGTTACCGATATCGCATCTCAAGGGGTTATCATTGATACTCCTCCTGTTGCTTTAGCACCAAATGTATTTACAAATGTACGTAACGTTAGATTTAAAGATGGTGCGGTTCGTAAGATATCAGGAGAGCTATTACTTAATAATATTGTAGAAGATCTTGTACCAGCAAATGAGTTGTTTGGTCAGGTTAGATACTTTGCAGTTTGGGAAAACCCTAACAAAGCACCGCATGGTTGTTATTATGTTTGGGTAGTAGATTATGTTCGTGCTGGTATTACTGTGGGTCAAAAGGTTTACATACAAGATCACACAGGGACAAAGAAAGATATTACACCTGCTAGTATGACTGATGGGTTTGCTTTTACAACACATGGTTGGCAGCATACTTTATTTAGTGGTGGATTTTCTTTTATTATTAATAATGGAATTGATAAACCGCATTATATATTAGACGCTCCAGGAAATACTAATATAAATAATATCACTTTAGCAGAACTTCCTGGATGGGACAGTTATAATGTACAACAAATAGTACATAGCGATACTTATTTATCTGGAAATAGTACTGTATTTGATCTTGGTCAAAAGGTAGATTTTACTGCAAACGAAATTTTAGTTACAGGTACACACGTTAAAACCGCACAAGCAGGTAGCCCTGCGGGTTCTGGAACAGTTAACGGAACTAACTTTGTCCCTGGAGCATTGCCAGGAACTATACCTACAGTAAGTGGAAATAATTTTCAAATATATACCGATACAAATACTAACACAACAGTAATTGTAATTGGAAACCTAACAGCTAATGATACACTTACGGCTACAATTAAATCTAGAAACCCTGTAAATGTACGAGCAGGTATTGTTCAATCGTTTGGCGATTTGCTTGTTGCAGGTGATTTAACTGAAGTTGATTCTGTTACACCAACTACTATTATTCGTAGACTATCTGGTGTAGTTCGTACATCTGATGTAGCAGTTCCTGGATCAGTTCCTAATAACTGGAATCCTTTTGCTGCTGGCGTTAGTACTGCTGATGAATTTACTTTGTCAGAAACTAACGTTATTCAAGAAATGAAATCACTACAAGGTAATATGTATATCTATAGTTCAGACAGTATACACGTTATGCGTCTTACTGGTAATACTACAGCGCCTGTGTCTTTTGCACCTAATACAGATGAGTATGGGTGTCTTACTACAGGGGCCGTAGTTGAATATGACGGTAAACATTTTGTGGTGGGGACTAATGATATTTACACATTTGCTGGAAACCCAGGAAATATACAGTCGCTTTCAGGTAAAAGAGTCACCCAATACTTTTATAATAACCTAAATCCTATACATGAACGCCAACTGTTCACCCTTCAGAATCATCAAGAAGAAGAAATATGGGTGTGTTACCCTACACTAAACTCAACTGGAGGGGAATGTGATGAAGCTCTTATCTGGAATTATAGAGACAATACGTGGACTATCAGAGACCTTGATGCAGTTGCAGCTGGAGATGTGGGTCCAATTAAGGGTGGTGGCATACCGACTGCAACAATTGCCGCAACAGGCAATAGCGGTAATGCAGGATATACTAATCGCGGTAAAAAAGAAGTTCAAGCAGTAACAATTAATGGTGCTACACCAAGAGTTACAACAGGTACTAAAGCTGCTAAAACAGTTGCAGTAAGTACGTTTAGTAACTTTACTACTGATGTGTTAGAGGTAGTAGACCTTTCAGTTACAGGTGATACTGGACCAAACACAGTTAATGCTGCAAGCACACTTACATACCCTTCAAGTTCTACATTTACTTATGACAGAAATAAAACTACACATCTTGATGGTGGAGCTAGTGCTGTTATAAATGGTGACAGTACTATTGGTAATGTTAGTTTTCCTGCTAGTGCTATACTTGGTACAAGTTATGCAGACGGTGCTACAATTACTATGACACAGTTTGTTGCAGCAATACGTGATTATATTAACGCAAACAATGCACTTGCTGATTTTACAGCTTCTGCATCTTCTAATGTTCTTACACTAACTTCAGATGTTCCTGGACCTCGTGCATTTAGTACTTCTACTTTTGCAGTTTCAGGAAGTGGATCTACAACTAACATATCACCTAACTCTACAGTTACAGGTGTTGGTGTGTATGGTATTACTGCAGCACTTAGCCCTGCTATTTCAATGACAATAACGGCTCCTGCCGTAAGTGGGGTGCAAGGTGCAATCAACGAGACAATTACTCTTGCAAAAGGTCTTACGGCTCAAACAGCGATTAGAGATGATATCATTACTAAGCTATCTGCTCTTGCTGTCTTTAATGGTTCTGCTAGTGCTATCTATAGTGTTGCAGCTAACGGAAATAATGTAAGGTTTACTTCTGTAAACGGTGGTAATCATAGTGCTTTGTCAATTGCATTTGCAACTAGCTATAGTGGTACGTCTTATACAGAAACTACTTTTGGTGGTAATCTTACTGATTCAGTTACAGTAGTAACCACAGGTGTGGATAACAGTATACCACAACCTGTTCTTACAGTAACCTTTCCAGACTCTACAACAAGCTCTACAATTCTTAGTGGTACTCAGACAAGGGCAACAGTTGTAACGGCTGTCAGTGGGCTTATAAACGCCAACAGTGGATGGTCTACAACTACAGGCACAGGGCTTGTAACAGCCACTTCTGCTACAGTAGGTGTAATAACTAATAATTTTAGTGTAGCAATAACAAGTGCAGGAACATTACCTTCTGGTTTTAGTAGTAGTAATTTTACAGGTGCTCAAACAATAGCAGGTGTAGCAGCACACACAACAACGGATCGTGTAACTCTTACACCACCTTTAGGTAATCCGATTACAATAAACTTTGATAACACAAGCACCTATCCCGCTTACAATCCAGGCACTCAAAACACAGCTGAAGTTACTGCTATACAAATAGCTACAGCTTTGCAAGCAGCATGGACAGATACAACTCATTTTACTGTAACTCGTTCTAATGCTGTGTTAACTTTTACAGCTGTAGATCGAAAAGCTATTACAGGTGCATTTGCTTACACAGTAGTTAATGGCGATACAAGGACAGGCACATTAGTGTCTCCTCTTATTGCTAATTCTACAGGAAGTGATATTGCAGTTACTGATGGTGTAGATCCTATCTATGCAAAAATGACAAGGGTTACGATTACAATTAACACAACAAGTGGTAGTAGTGTAATCTTTGATAGGCATTATGGTGAAGGCCCAGGCCGACTGCTTGATCCTAGTTTTACTGCAGCAGCTAATGATGACACTTATGGTGACTCAGGGGCAGCTAGTGACTCAGCTTATCTTGCCTTGTATTATAATGCTGATGCAACTCAAAATGCTGCAGAGTTAGCTAAACCAAATGGTACTGTAGCTACTCTGCAAAGCGCATTACTAGCAGCTTTAGCAGAGATTAGTACTAACAATGCATTGATTGTAACACCTGATAGTACATCAGCACCTACAAGTATTGTAATTAGTCCTAGTCAGTTTAGTTCTACAGCTAACTATGTTACTGCGTTTAGCCCTGCTACACAAGTAGTATCGGCTAGTGTTGCTCCAACAACAACAGCGTTAACTAATGCAGCTGAAGGAACCTTAGTAGCAGCTAGTAGTCCAACTCAAAGCACTACAGGAACGTCTATTAGTACTACGTTTGATATTGTAAGACCGTGGTCAAGTGGTCAAACTAACCCTAATAAAATATTTCCTATCTTTGCAGAAAGCGGATACACATCTGGTACATTGTTTAATCGTATCAGGTCGGCTGATCTAGGTTTTGATTTTGGTGGCACACCATACATATCTTATGCAGAACGAGAACAGTTATCTATAACGCCTAACTTTGATACTGAAACACTAAGCAGTATTGCTTTATGGGCTGATGGTGGAACAATTGCTACTGTAGGTGGTGAGCCTCAAAGAGCAACCTTACAAATACGTGCAAGGTCTACTAATAACCCTGGAGAGTTAGCTTACTTAACAACGCCTGAAGATAATACACAAACAGGTTCTAAAGCAAATAAGTTAACTGTAAATGATTTTACTGTTGCAGGTTCTTATAAAACTGATGTTCGTATTACAGGTCGTTTCTTAAACTACAGAGTTGATGATGCGGCTGCAGATACTAGTAGTAGTTATTCAGGTACTAATACAAAAGCGTGGAACATATCTGGTATGCAGTTAGGTATTATGAAAGGAGGCTGTTAAGTAATGTCAATTCAAAACCCTCCTATCACAGAGCAACCTGCTTTAGATTTTACATTGCTTGAGATGGTAAGATTAATAAACGATCTTGAACAACAAAACATAAAGCTGCTTAAAGATATTAGAGAGTCTACTAACTTTGCTGATTTGCAATCAAAGGTAAACCAACAATGATAAAACTTATAGAGGACAATGACGTATTTGAAGCTATACAGCTTATGAATAAGTCAACTAAGAAAATCTATACGGTGGATACGAAAGAAACGAAGCCATATGGATTTCTTTTTTCTTAAAAATTGTAGCCAAACAAAAAGAAAACAATCCACATTATATTGCTATTGGTGATTATAAAGATAATAAACTTATTGGGTTTCTTTTAGCTTCTACATTTAAAAGTTATTATAATAACATATATACTATGGATGTTAAGGATTGTATTGTAGATAAAGATACAGCAACTCCTTTTACTGTAACTAAATTATTCGATGCGATGATTAATCATGTAAAGGTTCATGGTGGATCACGATGGAGAGCAGACTCTATTCGGATGATAGAACATTCAGAAAACTATGTTAATTTACTAAAGTTAAAATACGGTGCAGAGACTTACTACTCAGCACATGGTATTATAAATCAGGAGAATGCAAATGAGTAGTGGCGGCGGCGGTGGTCAAACACAAACTTCAGGAATCCCAGAAGAGTTTAAACCTCAAGTTAAAGAAGGTCTAGATATTAACCTAGCAAGACTTAGGGAAACACAAAAAGATCCTAATCAATTAGTAGCAGGTCTTAATGCACCACAACAACGTGCTCTTGCTTACCAACAACAACTAGGTGAACAAGCTGTTCGGGGTACTGGTATTTATGACACTCGTGCTGCAGAAGAACGTGCTCTTAAAAACCTTATGGGTTCTTCTCTTGGAATGGCCTCAGGTGCTGGATCGTTAGGGTCAGCACGTAGTCAAGCAGCAATGCAAGGTGCACTAGCAGATCGTGCTGGTAAATACCAATCAGATCGTCAAGCAATGGCTGGTATGGGTGTTGAACAAATCGGTCAAGCTGGTACGACATTCCAGCAACAAGCACAAAAAGAAGCTGAAGCTAAAGACACATCTCTTGCTAACTTCTTTGCTAATCTTGCAGGTGCTGGTACAGAGACTAAAACTACTAGTAGTGGAGGTAAGTAATGGCGGTTAGAGTTGCAACGGCTGGTGATAAAGCTAGAAGAAATAATTTAAAATACAACACTCCTCCTCTAGCAGGAAGACCACAAGACCCCACATTAGAACAACAAGCAGCTGCTATAGCAAAAAAGAAAGCTATGGCAAAAGGTGAAGAGGTTGCAATGCCAATGTTTGAAAACGCTTTGGCTAAAATTAAAACTGCATTTTCTCCTACTTCAACAGCAACATCTGCTGCTCCAATCGCAGAAGGTGCAACAATGGCTGAGGTAGCTGCAGGTGCAGGTGGTAACGCTATTGGTACTGTTGGTACTGGACTAACCGAAGCTGCTGCTGCTAATGCTGCTTCAGGGGCTGCTGGATCAGGTATGATGGCTGGTCTTGGTGCTGCCGCGCCGTGGTTGCTTGGTGGTTATTTTGGTGGTAAAGCTCTTGGTTTATTTAATCGGGGTGGTTATGTTAACGGTCCGTTATCGTTATCTAAGGTTCGCTATAAAAAATCAGGTGGACCTGTCAATGAAGAGATCGAAGTATCCTATGGTGGACCTTTATCTAAAGGAGTTTAGTTATGTCAATACCCTATCAACCAACTTTTAAGTTGCAACCTAAAACAGGTTTCCGGTATGCTTCACAACCTTTTGTACCACCAACACAACCAATTAATGCACCCCCTCCTCTTGGACTAGACGGGAGTGGTGCTGCTCCTCCACCTGTTATGGGAGCACAACAAGGTCCTGCTTATGCTAATGACCCTTTTGGTGGTGGTGATAATCAGTTTCAAGCAAATTATAAACCTGCTGCTCAAAGCTTAGGGTACACACAGGGTACACAAAACCCAATGAATATGCTCCGAGGGGTTCCAGTTTTAGGGACAGCTATGAGTGCTATGGGTGCTTTTGATAATTTACCAGATCAAACCTATGGTACTTACGGAACTTATGATAACTCTGGTAATGTGTTTGGTAGAGAGGGTCGTGCTTATAATCCAGTTACTGGTCGAGCCGCACAATCTTATGCAAAACCAAGTGACTGGTATGGAAGTTGGCTTGGAATTGGCACACCTGAAGGACTTGGTGGTTCTAGTAGTAGCTATGGTAAACTTAGAGCAGCAGGAGAAGGGCCAATTCAATCTGCATTAGGTAGTTATGAAAACTCTCTTTATAGACAGCAAGAGTTAAACCCTAATCTTAACACAGCACAAGCAAGAGCCGCAATGTTAAGAGGAACTGCAGACGCTAGTGGTGTTCCAACTATGCAAGGAGTAATAGAAGCTAATACTGCAATGTATGATCCAGCATATGCAGCAGCACAGGGTTTTGCAGATGACGATTTAGATCGTATGGGTGGAACTGAAGTTACTAAAGAAATGTTAGGTTTTACAGATGCAAGACCTGATCCTGGCAAAATCAGTGGCAGGTTTGGAACTCAAGCTGGAGATGTAGCCCGTACTCAAATGGGTCTTGGAGTTATAAATCAATCAGGGCAAATAGAAACACCTACTGGAACTGTTGTTGCTATAAGTGATCCATATAATCCTGGAAAAAATATTTCATTGTTAGGAAGTACTCTTAACTCAACTGATGGTCGCTCAACTTTAAGCGCACAAAACGAATTAGCAAGAAACCAAGCATTAGATGCTCGTGCTAACCCAGAAGGTTCGGGTATGTCTGGCTTTAATGTTAGTGACGGAGATGGCGGTAGTTATCAAACAAGCTCTACAGGAGCTTCAAAAGGTATGGGCAGTCAAGCAGGACAAACTATTTACGGCATGGAAGATGAGTATGATGATCCTCCCCCTACTACTAATGATGATAATAATTCAGGAGGTAAATGATGAAGCTTAAAAGTTTTACAAACAAAGATCGTTACGGCAACATGACCTCCTTTGAGTTTTATGAAGATTCAAATGTACCTATGATGGAAGGTATACCTGATCATCCAGGGAACCCTAAAGGCACTGACACAGTACCTGCATGGCTAACCCCTGGTGAGTTTGTAATGAACGCTGAAGCTACTCGTATGTTTGAGCCACAGATAGAACAGATGAACAATGTTGGTCGTGCTGTACAGGCAAAACAAGGGGGTACAATCCCTGAGTATTCTGCACACGGTGGCCCTGTGTATATGGAGACAGGTGGTTTCTTAGACAAACTATTAGGGATGTTTACTAGCAGTTCAAATGAACCTACTAGAACAGCTAAAGAAGTTTTTGATGAAAGAATTCCTGCTCTTCAAAATAAAACTAACCCCCCAACCCCTACAAGACCAGATCCGTTTATATCTAATAAGATGTATATGGATTTTCTTAAAGACAAAGAAGGGTTTCGTAATGAAGCTTATCTTGACTCTGCAGGTGTCCCAACAATTGGTTATGGGTTTACTGAAGGTGTTAAGATGGGTGACACTATTTCTGAAGAAGAAGCTAATAAAAGACTTCTTAGAGAAATGGCTAGGACCGATCAAGATTATAACAATCTTGTTTCAGCTGATCTTAATCCTAACCAACAAGCTGCTGTTAAATCATTACTATATAATATTGGTGGTCCACAGTTTGAAGTTAGTAAAGCTCGTGCTGCTCTTAATTCAGGTGACTTTGAAACCTTTAAGAAAGAAGCTGCAGAGTTTCGAATGGCTGATGGTAAGGTAATCCCAGGATTAGAAAACCGTAGGCGTGATGAGCTAGAGTTGTTCTTTAAGCCTTATAGTTCTTCTAAAGATGACTCTGATGATTATGGCGATGATACTGCTTTGTCAGGGCCTGAAATACTTAAACAAATAGTAGATAGAGAAACCGGACCTGTTGATCCAAATGCTCCAGATATGCCTGTAGATCCAGGACTTCTTGCTGCAGTTGAAGCACAAAAAGCACAGGTCCCGCCAATGGATGGTGTTCCTCCAAAGGGTAAACCAGTAGGGGAAGGTAATAAATTTGATATCGATGGCGATGGATTTCTTTCAAAAGAAGAACTGTTAGCTGCAAGAAATCAAATGATTCCAAGTAAGGATAATGTTAAAGGAAGTGCATCTACACCTCTTAACATTATGCCATCAGGTAATCAAATAGTTATCCAAGGCCCAGACTCTCTTATTGCTAGACAAGAGCAAATACTTCAAGATATGATTGCTGCTAATGCACCACCATCTGAAATTTATGCTCAACAACAAAAGATTGATCGTATTAATAATATAGCTCCTAGACAAGAAGCTTTTTCTAATGTTGTAAAAGCACAAAATAAAGTAGAACCAATTAATAATCAAATAGAAGATCTTGAAACTCAAATCCAAAGGCTTGAAGCAGCAGGATTATATGACAGAGCAAATTCATTACGTTCAGAAGTAGCAAATCTTAAAGCAGAAAAACCAAAACTACAAGCAGAACTAGATGCAGCTAATGCTGCTCAAGATGATTTGTATAGAGATGCAACCTTAAGCGATGGTACTGTTATCCCTGATGTAGGAAAAGTTACTGCTGATCAACTTGAAGGGGATGGAACTATTCCTCCTCCTCCACTTGATCTAGAAGGTGGTGTAGCGCAAGGCATGGATGATGTTCCTGCAATAAATGAGCCTCCTAAACCAGAAGAAAAATCTTCTGCAACATCTGTAACAGGGATGGATAATGAATACGATGAAGAGTTAGATTCTACAACTCAAACTATAATTGATCGTATTATTGCTGATGAAAACTTTAAGGATGATGGAACAACATCTGGTCAAACTGAAAACAGTGCTATTAAAACTGGAGAAAATGCTGATCCTAAAGATGTAAGCAAAGCTGAGTCTTTCTTATCAGATATCTTTGGTGACCTTTTTGATAAAGACGAACTTAAACGTATGGCTATTATGTATGTTGGTTCTCGCATGATGGGTGGATCTCATAACGGCTCTATGAACTTTGCTGCTAAACAATACGTATCACGTGTTGATAAGAAAGTAGCGACTAAAAAAGCTGAAGAGAAAGCCTTAGCTGAAGAAAAGCGTCTTGATAAAAAGGCATTAGCTAAAGAGCGTAGGCAACTAGTTGATGATCTTATTAAAGCAGATAAAAGAACACCAGAATCAATTTCTGCTTTTGAAAAATCTGGTGACGCTAGAGATCTTGTAACTAAACCTGTTCTTACTAAACCTCCTACTTCTACAGGTAAAACTTTTACTTTTTACGATAAAGGTGGAAGAGGTAAAGTTACTGCTTTACAAATGAAAGATGATAATGGAAACATCTTTTATGTAAACTCTCAAGGTAAACAGCTTAATCCTTTTGCTTTTCATCAAGATCCATCTTTGGTTCCAAACACTCCAGAGTATGAGGATAGAGAATTAAAAATTAGTAAACAAATGAGTGATTCTCTTGAAGACTTAATTAAACGAGATACTGTTGTAGTTAATGGTAAGGAAGTAAAACCTGTTGGGTTTGCTACTGGATCTCAGGGTATGGAAGTAGCTCGTTGGATGAACAGAAATAAAATACCTGCAAACTACATGGGTAGTATTCTTGAATCCGCATATGCAGCTGCTGCAGCAGAACAGAAAGCAACTGGTAATAAGGTTACTAACATTACTTCATATCTTGACAAAGCGTTTATTGATCGTATCCCAGGGAATGAAGGTATCTTTACACGTGAAGATGGAGAGCGTGTTGACTCTGGAAAGGTAATGAACCTGATTGGTCAAGGTGTTTCTATCCTCAGGTCTAAACCTGGGCAAGAAAGCAAGTCTGATGAACAACTTCAGAATGATATGCTTGCTGCAATGCGTAAAGAATGGTTTGCTCTTGATGATAAAGTCCGTGGTGAATATAACACCAAGGGTACTAATGAGGGTGAAACAGGCTTTATGGTATTTATGCAACAGCAGATTGCTGAAGATGTAAAACAATCTTAACATAGTAAGGAGAATAGTATGTCAATATTCGATAGGATTGCTGAGAAACCTTCTAATTTTATTGAAGGAACTAACATGTCCCTTTTGGATGGAGATACTGCTGTAGATAACGACACTGGTGAAAAATACAGACTTGCCAGTGTCGATACTGCAGAGATTGATCGCTATGTTGGTGGTGAGTTTCAGGCAGGTACTGCAGGTGGTTCAACATCAACAGCGGAAGTCTCTAAACTTATGAATGAGTTTGGATATAATAATGTAAAGCCTAGACTAGATGAGAATGGAGAGATCTTAAGAGACCCAAATGGTCGTATCATTGCTGACTTTGTTAATGATCAAGGTGAAACATTTTCTAGTCGCTTACTATCTGAGGGTGTTCTTAAACCTACAAAGTGGTCTTCTAATATTGAAGCAGATATCTATCAACTTGGTCAACTTAGAAGGGATCAAAAGAATCTTCAAGAGATGGATCTTGAAAATGCACCTACTGAATCTTCATGGGATCTTGCTCGTACAAACATTGAAGAAGCCATGCGTAAAGAGGGCTTCCGTCAGTATGGTTTAAAGAAAGTTGCCCACAATGAAGAAGAACTAGCTCGTGCTCAAGCGTCTGGTGTGTCTAGTTACTATGACATGAACAGGGTTGCAAGCAGAGCTAAGGATAGGACACTTCTTAATGAAGCCCTTAACCCTTATTCTGATTCATGGGAACAGGCTTGGATTGGTGTAGATGAAGCTATGGCTGGCCTTCAAAACATGTGGGGTGATCTTACAGATAACGAATATCATTCCCGTGTAGGCAAGATGGGTGTTGAACGTAATCGCAGAAGACTTGCAGAGTATGCCACTCGTATTGTTGATTGGCGTGATGTGGACGATATCTCTAGTGGTATTGATTACGTTGTTAACAATGCTGCTATGTCTCTCCCATACATGATGATTGCTGCAGGATCTGCTTTAGCTGCTCCTCTTGTAGGAACCGCTGCAGGTGTTGCTGGTGCAGGTGCTGCTGTAACAGGTGCTGTAACGCTAGGGGCTAGTATGCTTGCACCCTCTGCAATTTATGCAGGTCAAACTTATAATGAAATGGAAGGTGAAAAGAATATTGGTGTTGCTGTAACTTCTGGTATTCTACAAGGTACTCTTGATCGTATTGGTGTTGGTCTTATATTTAAAACTGGTACACCAACTAAAGAAGTTCTTAACAAAGCCTTAAAAGAATTAACAAAACCTGTAGCAAAAGGTGGTAAAGGATTAACTCTTGAAGCTGCACAAGATCTATTATCTAATGCTAGTAAAAAGACTATTGCTGATTTTACCAAAGATGCTGCTAATGCTGCTAGGTCACAACTTACAGGTAAGGCTATCTTTAAAGATTTAGCAACTCGTGGAATTATTGGTGGTGCTGGTGAGGCAGTCACTGAAGGACTTCAAGAAGCCACTGCATACACTGCAGCTACTCTTGGTTCTGATAAGGTCTTTGACTATAATGAACTTACAGACAGGATGATTGATGGTGCTATTGCAGGTGGTGTTCTTGGTACATCTTTTTCAGCCCCAGGAGCCGCTGTTAACGCAGGGATCTGGGCAGACATTGCAGTACGTCAAGCACCAGCAGACGCTAAAAGGTTGTCTGATGCTGGTCGATACGCTGAAGAAGAACGTGCTAGAAGTTCTGATAATCGTATTATTTCTATTGAAGAAGGATTAGATAATATATATGATGGTACTCAACCAACTGAAACTGTAGATCGTGAAACAGGAGAAATAACAGAGTATGATGGTAACTATTTTGAACCCTTAGACATACGAGAACAAGAACACAAGGGTAAAAAGGTAGACCGTAGCATTGGGCAATCAATTGCTGCAGGATTAGCTAAACTTCCTAAGTTTTGGAGAGGCTCTGTTAATTACTTATTTCCTGATGAGGTTCTTGATAAGTCAAGGTCTGCTAGATTTCTAAAAGAAGCAATGGGTGGTGGTCTTCAAAAAGTATTTAGTGGTAATGGATTTGAAAACTTTAAGTTTAACCTAGTAGCCACATATAAAAACATGGTTCCAGAGCCATCAAGTTTTTACAGTATTTGGAATGATGGTAAAATGTCCAGTGCTACAAGAAGAAAAGAAATAAGTAATGAAATATATTCTATTCTTCGTAGTGCAATTAACAATGAAACAAAAACATTCGATCCTTCTGTAATTGAAAACATGACTTTACCACAACATAAAAAGCAAGCACTTATTCTTTTAGGTTCTCAAATGAATGAGATGTCTGATACAATGTACACAGATCAGAATAAATATGTAAAACGTGAAGGTAAGGGAAAAGAGCTTGGTTATGTTGATAACTATCTTTTAAGATTTAAATCTCTTGATAAGGTAGCTATTAAAAAGAATCGTGCAGGTTTTGAAGCAGCCCTACAACAAGAGGCTAACCTTAGTGTTCCTCAAGCTAAAGAACTAACTGATCAGATTTTAGATAATCCTGAGGTAAATGATCTTAGTTTACTTGATGATAGTTTTTCTGTCACTAAAGGGGGTATTGTTCCTACAGCACATAGAGAAAGGACTCTTGGGTTGTCTGAAAGGGATGCTTTTAATGAGTTTATGGAGCAAGACATCTTTGCTAACATGTCTACTGCTGCTAAGTCTGCTGCACGTTTTGTAACACATCGTAAATACATTGGTAAGAATGGTGAAATGCTAGCAGCACAATTACAACAGATGGAAAATGAGGGTGTTCCTAGAGAAAAAGTAAATGAAATAGCTATGGGCCTTAAAGATTTTCTAGATGCTGAATCAGGAAACTATAAACGTCCAACAAGCAAAGACGGTAAGCTAGCAGTTGGAATCCAAAAGAATCTTATGTTTGTTACAACAATAGCAACTCTAGGTCTTGCCACAGTAGCTTCTATTGTAGAGCTTGCGTTAGCAGGTCGTGCTCTTACGGCAGAACAAATATATGGTCGTAAGGGGGCTACGTCTGGTGATACAAGCTTAGCGTCTTTTGGTAAAGAATTAGCAAAGGTTATTTCAGATGCTGTTAGGTTTGCAGGGAATACTGCTGTTCTTAAAGATCCAGGAGTAACCAGTGAGTCACGTGGTCAAGAACTGATACGTAGTCTTGGTTATTATGAATGGGATGTTGGTGCTGCTACAGTTACTGGTGTTACAGAAATGAACCCAGTGCATGAAAAGTACTATAAGTTGTTCTTTAAAATGACAGGTCTTACAGGTTGGACAAATATGACTCGTGCTATTCGTGGGTCTATCGCTGCTGATTATATGTTTGATCACACAAAAACTATAGCTGAAGCTAGAGAAACGGGTTTGCCTAAAACCAATGAAGTTCAAGAAGCAGAAGAAGCTTTAAGAAACATTGGTGTAAACGTTGATGATGCTGTAGAAGTCTATCGTGCAGATCAAAGGGCAGGACCTAATGAACTTCTGTCTCCAGAGTTAGAGGCAAAACGTGAAGCTAATATGAGAACAGGTGCATTTAATTTTATTAATGACGCTGTTGCTTTACCTATGGTGGCTAACAGACCAATGATCTATCAAGACCCAAGGTTTGCTTTGTTCACACAGTTTCAAGGATTTATTGCTACATTTACAGCTAATCATATCCCTAAGTTATGGGGTGAGTATGTTAAACGTGGTACTCCTTCAATGAAGTACAATGCTTTTGCTATTATGTGTACAATGATTATGCTTGGATTTGCATCTCAATATCTTAAAGACTTGATTAAGTTTGGAGATAGAGATGAAGATGAATTGAAAACACTTGGTAATCCATACCTTGATACAGGTGAGTATGTCCAACGTGGTATACGTGCGTCTGGATTGATGGGTGTTGGAGAACGTGTCTTTGATCAGTTCTTTCCTTTGTATGAACAAAGGTCTGATAATGCATTAGAGTGGGCTTGGAATACAGTAAGTGGTGAAGCACCTGCTGCAGGAACAGTTAAACGTGTTGCAAAGACATTAACTAATCTCGGCACTGGTGATTTTGGTGGTGCTGCTCAACAGGCAAGTAAACTAGTTCCGTTTATTGGTATCGTTGGTGGTGCTGAAAGACTTTCAAACTTATACGATTGGGATTATAAAGGGGAAGAGAATGGCAGTAATTAGAGGTGCTCCAAGCACAACACAAAAAGCTGTAGAGAAACTACAAGAAAGTATGGTAACTGCAGCCCCTGAAGTAGATCCTAAGATGGTACAGCAAGAAGGGGAGGCTCCGGTCTCTCCTACTTCTGGAAGTATTTTTGATAGGATTGCTGCACAACCTGTGGCTGAGGCTACACAAGACAACGTAGAACAACAAGCAGAGCAAGTAGGTGAACAAGTACAAGAGGCTGTAGTAGAGGGATCTCCTGTAGCCCCTGAACTTGCTGCTATTGCAACTGCTGAGTTAGAGTCCAACCCTAAACGTCTTAATCAAAAACAACTAGAACGGGCTGAAGCAAAAAAGAATATTGTTAAACCGCTTAATGAACGTACTAAAGAAGATTCAGGTCAGTGGTTTTATAATGCTGTTATAGCAGAAGATGCTGCTTCGGATGTAACATCTGGGCCTATGTCAGACGGTGGCCTTATAGCTCGTGCTAGGAATTTGTCTAATGGTGTTTATGGTGGTACAGCTTCTCAAGTTCAAGCTGAAATCGAACAAAACGGTAAACCTCCAAATGGGCTGTTTGGTATTGCTGGATTAACAGAAGCAGCGACAAACAATGTTGCTCTTAATGTTTTAGAACGTCTTAATGCTGTAGATAGAAATGCTGGTAAACCAACAAGAGATTTTCTTCAAACAATGTCTGTTGTTGCTGAAGATACTATTTCACAACTATCATTTAGTGAGCCGACATCTCTTGATATAAACCCTGGAGAAACTGCTATCAATGATGATGGTGAAGTTCAAAACGTAACAGAAGAAGAGATAGCCCAATCGACACCCTTTTCAAAAGCTAAAGCCAATCGTGATTTAGGAACACGAATAAGCAGAGAGTTCCAAAGGTTGCGTAATAAAGCAGAGGGTAGGCCAACAGATGAATACCAAGACATAAGCGCAGATGAGGCTATTGCTCTTGGAGATATGGCAAAGGAGTTATATTGGGCAGCAAATAAAACTGTTGATGGTAAAAACTTTCTTGTAAGACAAAAAGCAAATGATGGTCAAGTGTATTTTACTTTAACCAAACATGGTTCTGATATGCTAAAGCAAGGGGCAGCTAGACGTAAACGCATGTTCCCTGGAAAACAAGTAAGGACACAAAAGAATTCAGGTGTAAAACTTACAGGTGAAGCAGAAAAAGCTACTCGTAAAGTGTCTTCTAGAGCAGGTCGTCTTACAGGAACCCAAGAGCTTAATCAAGCAATGGCTAATCTAAACAAGGTAGCTAACGTTGTTGATCCTCGTAGGCTTAAGATTCTATATCTTACAGCACTCCCTGTGTTACTTGGACAAGCGGCCCCTGATACTCTTTATGCATCTCTAAATCATGTTGGTCAAGATAAATTAAATAAGTTTCTAGCTAAGGCTGCTGCTAAAACAGGAAGCCCAACAGAACAAGAGACTGCAAACGCAACACAAGAATATAATGATTTAATAAATGATTTGGCTCAAGACTTGCGTGGTATTGCCTTAGAGCGTAAGGGGGCTAATTACCTTACATATTATGTTCAAGCATTCAATACTCGCATTGCTCCGCAACAATCCACTCTTGATCCTACAACATCTAAAACTGCTAGGTTTGTAACTCGTAATGCTAAACCTTCATTGGTAGATTCAAAGACAGGAACGGGAAGACGTATTGAACGTAACCTTCGACAGATGTATGCTATGCATCTTGTAAAAGGGGCGGGGCCTAAGTTTCCAGCAGAAAGAGAAAGTATGCTAGAGATTGCTACACCACAACTAGTTAAGTGGGGCATATCCTTACGGGCTGCTCTTGATGGTGTACCTGATTCTAAAATTGAAGAAATATCTCAAGCTATTGAAGATGGGATTTCAGTTAATGATCCAAATTTTCCACAGATCCCACAGCTACCTTCTGATTTAGATCCAGAGTTGTTAGAAACGATTAAGAAACAAGGGGAAGATGGTCAAGCATATATTGATGGACTTATTGACTTTGCAAATTATTATGAAGTAAAGACTCGTGCTGCTTCGGATAAATTAGCAGGTAGGTCAGACGGTAACTATCAGTTTCCTTCTTTCTTTAATGCGTATATGGATGGTAAGACTAATGGTCTAGCATCTAATGGTATGCAAATGGGATCTATGTCTGTTGCTCAAAGAACAGGTGTACTAAGAAGTCAAAACACTTCTGCTATTGATAATAATGAAGACATACGTGACGAGTTAGCAAACCTTTTATTAGCTAGTTTAGATGATGGATTTGATGGGCATACAGGTGAAGTTGGTGATTACTTGCATAATATTGCAACTGAAGTGTTTAGTATTCGTGCATTGAATAAGGCCACCACCATGACGTTTGGTTATGGGAAAGAATTAAATTCTTTTAAACGTGACATTCGTGAATACTTAGATCTTATGGAACAAGAAAAAGCAGCAGAAGGATCTAACTATAATGAGGTAGCATTAGCTGTTGAAGCCCTTACGTCTGATACTAAAGATGGAAGAGATGCCTTGGTTGAAATACTTCATGCTAAGTATGTACCATCTCTTGTTCAGGTTCTTGACAAGAGGGCCTTGCAGTCTCGTAATATTATGCGTGGGGCTGCTATGCTTCATGCTCTTTCTAATGAGTTGTTTACTATTGAATCTCCTACAGGGACTTCTCTTAATCTTGGTGGATCTGCTACTACAGGATACATTGAGGGAGATGCTTACAAGGTTTGGTCTGATGGTAAATATAGCTTAAGAAAGGTAGGGCGTTTTGGAGATGAACTAACTGCAGCTGCTCCAAGGCTTATGGATGACGTAAGTGTTCCTGGAGAAAGGGCGTATGGTGGATCTGTACCAGCCCCTGTTCAATCTCTAGATGCTGCTACGGTCATTCGTACAGCTAGTGGGAAGTCTTGGTCTAGGCTTGAAGCAGCTTCTGGTGGTGCTCCATATCTTCATACTATCTATGATGCCTTTAAGGTTGATGCTATGGGATATGATGTTGTATTTGAAGAAGTCAATCAAAACTGGTTAGATTTAAATATGCAGTGGTCATATCTTGAAAAGACTTCTGATGCATTAAACAATCTTAGATCTAAGTTTGCTGAAAGATACAGTGGACGAGACCCTAATGATGTTCTTACAGCAAACGAATGGAGCATGGCTGGATACCTTTTAGAACAAACAAAAGTAGAAGGTAAGTCAATAAGCTCAAACCTTATGAATAAACTTTCTAAGGTGCTTGATCTACCCGTGGTTGATAAGAATAATAAACTTATTGAAAAACATCCAGAAGTAGAGGAAGCTACAAAGCGAATTGAAGACGCTATGATTGCTGCTGGTTATAACCCTAAAAGCCCACCTGCACAACCTACTGTGCGACACATAAGGGCTTTTGTTCAGGCGTTTAGTAAAGAACTAAACATGCAAGGCAGACTTAATAAGATGATTGCAGAGACTAACAGAGATAAGGCTGTTCTCAAATCTGAAATAGAAAAGCAGATTTCAGACGGTAACTTTGGTGTGGCCCAATATATGGATCACTAAAATAAAAAAAAATACCCCTACTAGAATCCAATTAAGGAAACTAGTAGGGGCTTTTTTATTTAAGCATACCGTTTTTAGCCAGTAGCTCTCTGATGTCACGCTCAGCATCTTTCTTTATCTGTGCAGCTGTTTCTGGTTCCATACCTTCTTCTACTGCTCGTTTATAATTATACTGTAACATGTCTTCGTTAATCTTGTTTGAATATGCAGACCCAGGGTCTAGCCCAAAGGTCTCTACATACTCCATGTCATCTACTGGTGCTCCGCGTAGAGCCAAGTAGTTGTACGATTTCTTATCGCTCATTAATTTCTCCTTAGGCAAAGAAGTAATCAGATTCATAGATCTGTGTTACGTCTAGGTTGCCTAGCTCTGGTTGCTCTACGTCAAGGTTAGTAGCATCAGTAATGATGTTTTGTTGTATCAAGTCGTAGTAATTTTCTTTATCATACATTTCGATAAAGCTCTGTTTAGTCCTTGCTAATAGTGCTTCGACATCACATGCATGAGTGCTAAAGGAATCATGGACTGCTCCGAAATCACCGTTCCATTCCTCAATAACCAATGCCATATGACTGGCATCCTGACTGTGAATGTAGTTAGGACTGACACCACACATAAATCCGCGAATGTCTGGGGTCTTCGTAGGTACTCTTGCCACATGGTTCACTCCTTTGTGTCCTTTAGACTGAGACTTATAGCCACTTATAGTACCTCTACATTTTCGTGTAGCTGTAGTATAGTTCTGATAGATTACCTTAAACCCTGATGGTGTTACCCATGAGAGGTCGCTTCTACCGTTGCCATGTATCAGTTTACTTTTGTACGATCTAAGAAGTACTGTGAGTGTGTTGAGGTGTTCAATCTCTTCATCAGTTTTATCTTTCTTTGTGTACAATTCTTTCTGATCCTTGACCAGTTGTTTGTATTCTGGCCCAGCAGGTTCATTTTGATTATTGTATTTTAAATATTCACCTATCTCATACTGTGCTAGTTTTTGCAAGTATGCCATAGTATGCAGGGGTCCTGGGCATACAAGGTTGATTGCTTTAATTAGTAGCTTAGCTAGTTTATCACAGTCATCTTGTGTTATCCCATACTCTATGTGAAAGTCCTCTGCTTTACAATCAAAGAACATATTCTCAGCAATCTTCTTTGCACCTGCTGAGTATGCTCTTGTCATACTACCACGTTTAGATATAGCTTTTCTAATATGTTTCATTGGCATCTGATCAAGAATGTCTTTAAGTCTTTCATCAGTTGTCAAATGGTACAGCTGCTTAGCAGTCTGAACATAGAAGTCATGTTGTATATCTACTGGTATTAGCCCTACAAGCCTCCCTGTCTGGCTGTCTTTAGAAATAGCACCTAGATGCTGCCAACCATTGTTAGACCCGTCTATGGGCACTGGAAGGTGGCTAACGTGGATTCTATTATCTTTGACTGCTCTTTGGTAATCAAACCACTCAAAGCAACAGGCTAGGAATGACACAGATTTCTCTGCTATATCTGCTACGATACCTCTCCTACCCATTTCGACAATAACTTCCATGTTATCGTTAGTCCACCTTACCCTGTCCTCAAGGGTAAACTTATCTACGCTTATAGACTCTAGCTTTTCTTCTTCTAGGTATCCTGCGTAGTCAGCCTCACACCAGTCAGGTATCTCATCTATGTTATAACTCTGGTTGAATGTATTGGCTGTGTGTACAGCTAACCAGAAGAGACCGTCCTCTGTCATAGGTTTACCTCTAGCAAAGGTCATCATACCTCTGGCTAGGTCAGACCCTTGATAGTTTAGGAAGGACTCTGAGTAGTATAGCCTACCCCTATAGTCTGCTTGCATGAACTGATAGAAGACATCGTGATCATATAGCAGCTTAGCTTTAGTAGTAATGAAACCCCACTCTACTAGTTTGCTTCTTCGTTTCATTTCTTTAGCGTCATTATCATCTATTGGTGTTGATGACACAAATGAATCTTTGTTTTCTATAAGAGTATCATACACACGCTGGTTAATTCTCCATCCAGTGCGTTGTAGTTTGTTTACTGAAGTAACCCAGGGGGTTCCAATCATAGGTTCAAACCTTGCGTTGTCCTCTTCAGTCCACTCTTTAATTACAGGTTCACCATCTGGCTGTATGATTTTTGATATTCTATCCGGTCTTTCTAACACAGTATGTGTCAAAGAAATCCTCATCATTGCCTCTGGTATGTCAGCAAGATCTATCCACTTAGCTGTAGCTGATACAATATAACTAGTATCCCTTGTCTTTGGGTAGTATATATCTATGTACCCACAGTTATAGAATGCCTCTATGAAGAGATCACCCAACCTCACATGCATGTTCCAGGGTAACCCAGGGGGTTCCCTTTTGATTACACGTGCTATGCGTTGACCTATTGCTGTAGATACAGCTGTCAACTGTGCAGTCCCTGCAGGACTATCTGAGGTATCGTAGGTGAATCTCATTTGTATTGTTTGGAAAGCCACATTTATTAGTCGTGGCATTTCCTCTTTGTATTCTTTATACAATCTCAGAAGTACACCACCTGAGTTTGCCTTAGGGTTATTCGGATTAACCCTTGAGACCTTATCAACTAGGTACTCTGAGATGTTGTCGAATGGATTCATACAATCCTCTTTCTGTTATTATACTGTAAAGTATTCGTCAAAGCCACCAGAAGCTATTAGCCTAGTGGTTTTGTTGTTGTATGTAGCGGAACCTGCAGGTCCAGTGAGTCCTGTAAATCTGGACTTGAGTACTTTGAACTTGATTGTGTTTCGTTCAGACTCTGACTCTGCAACGAGGTTCCTTGAAAAGGCAACGATGTCGAACGAGATCTGCTTGATCGATCCACTGCCTTTGATATCATCGATAGATGCGAGATGTCCTTCCTCAAAGCTTTTACCCCCTTGTGATTTACGTAGGTGACTGATAAGTCCTAGCCACACATTGTGTTTCTTTACAACCTTAAGAAGGTCAGACATTACTTTGTCTATCGCTTCGTTACCAGACAACCCCTCAGAACCTTCCGATACCGCGATAGTAATGTGGTCAAGAACGAGGTACTTGCAACCCATAAGGGCCATGTATTCGATCTTGTCGATAAGAGATGCGTCCCCAACGGAGCCTTGGTGATCCAAGAGAACCAGTCGCTCGTCACCAAACACAGCTTCGTATCCTCTGCGGAGTTCATTCTCATCAGTTGTTGGAGGGTCCATGATGTTACGTTTAAGCTGCATGGAGATAAACTTTTCGGCTGTATCTCCAACACTTTCTTCCAGACTAATGAGTCCAACCTTATCACTTGTCTTAGAAAGAAGGTCAAGAACAATCTCTTTAATGACAGTAGACTTACCACTACCAGTGCCAGAGGTAAACAGAGTAATCTCACCATATCTTATCCCCTTAAGTTTTTCATTGAGTCCTGCAAGGCAATCAGGGTAAGGAACCGACTCAACATTCTGGCGTTCCTTGAGCTTTTCCCAGACTGCTTCGCCCATGACAATTCCTGCAGGGGACCACGTTTTAGCGCCCCATATACTCTCCACGACAGCATCGGATCCATGCTTAAGGAAGAGTTCTGATGGATCCTTGCACCCCTTAAGCGTTGCCACCTTGCATCTGCCCGTACCCACAATTCGTGCCGCTTTTTCCACTGCTTGTGAACCAGCTTCGTCCGAGTCGAACATGAGTATGACAGATTCATATTTAGATAACCATTCCCGTTGCGCCAAAAGGTTATTGACTCCTGAAGCACTGGGAAGCGATACAACAGGGTAGATCCTATTGTACTTTTGTTTATATGCCTGAGCAACAGCGAGTGCATCCAACTCCCCTTCGGTGATGACGAGCATCTTGCTACCCACCGACTGTTCCTGCCCGAATAGTTCCACATCTTTAAAATCTCCATGAACACTAAATGTTTTAGGTAGTTTTCGTTCTTTGTATGCTACGATCTTACCGTTCTTTGTGTATGGGTAATAGTGTGATTCCGGTAATCCTTCTGGAGTTATACTCATTTTTACATTAAAGTAATCTACTACTTCTTTAGAGATACCACGAGAAGAAATACCATAGCTACGATAAGAATCGATATCGGAGAATCTAGTAAGCTCATTAAAGGTGGCGGGTTCATAACTGTCCATTTCTGTTTCTACTTTCTTTGATTTGCCACAGCTGAAGCAGTGTCCTACTCCATCACTGTATGTTGTAAATGCATCGGAGCTACCACATCCAGGGAATGGGCAGGGTCCTCTAGTATATCTTTTATCATCCATCTAGTTCCATCTTTCTTCTTTCGCTTGACGATTCAGTTTTCTCTTGTAACTCGCTTCTCGTTTCTTGTTGAGTCTCTTTTGTTTGATCATTTTCATACTCTCGTACTCTGATGTCAAGGAACTCTCCTCCTCGTTTAACGATTCGCTTTTCAAGTTTGATGTTGTAAACTTTATTGTCATTGAATTCCTCATATACTCCTTGATATGTATCTAATATTGGTTTAATTACATTATCTAGATCTGCCCCTCTATTGGACAGACCTGCTGTGATATCAAAGGTAACTTGACCAGCCTTGAAAGGCCAGTCAGTACCTATAAGTTCATCACGAATCTGGTTCTGATACTCCAGGTAATCCGCTGACTTGAACGTTGTCTTCCCTCTTCGGTTCCACATCTTGTTCGCACTCAGGGGTTTGATTGAGAAGTAATGACTCATCTGGTTCATTCTTACTCACCTCCTTTAGTTCATCCCATGTAGTCAGCATAGTAAGTAGTTTACGACTAACCCAAGGATCACCTGCATTGTTTTCTTTCCAAGCTTTTTCAACAGCTGTCCATCGTTGTCCCATAGGGACACCCTCTAGTATTTTAGCAGCTTTCTTTGGTCCAATACCATTGATCCCTGGGATGTTATCACTAGTATCACCAGTCAAGCATTGTAACATTAAGTTTAGATCTGCTTGATCATCGTTAACAAACTCATGGGTTTTCTTAGTATAGTTGTAGTGATGACCTGGGATTTGTTTAAGGTCTTTATCAATACCACAGATAACAAAGTCCAGTTCCATTTCACGAGCTTCATAGGCCCAGATACAAACTAAATCATCTGCTTCCATACCATCTGCTTCTACTCCACCCCACTTTTCTTTCATATAGTTGTGACCGTAGTTGAGGGACTCTTTTATTTCCTCTTTTAAAGCGGGTCTCGTGCCCTTGTAGGGGGTGTAAAGGTCTTTCCGGTAGTTCCCCCTACCTTTAAGTGCTACACGGCACTCCTGAGGCCCTGAGAAGGCGTATGCGATACATTGATTTACAGTAGTATCGATTACTTTTCTGATCTCTGCTTTATCAGAGTTGCTATAAGCAGCCCTGAAGTAGATAGAGTCAGCGTCAATTAAGGCTAATGCCATTATCTTTTCCTTTTATCTGTAGACCACATCGATACCCCATGCCTTTACTTTATTTTCTAAAGGGTAGGGGTCGAATGGGTCTCTTTCAAATTGAACTGCTGCGAGTAGATGGAGAATGATGTATCCATTTGTAGTATAGTGGTAACGCAATACATCAAACCATTCTCTCGGTTCAATATCGTCTGGTTTTGGGTGGAAGGATACAGCGTACCCTGGGTATTCAATTGATGGTTCATAAGGCACTTCCTCTATATTAGTGGACATCTGCATAGCTAGTTCCGATAACATAATCACCACCTTCCATACAAGTTACACCAAACATTTCTGGACCTTTCTTAAAAGATTCCTGAAGTATTTCACCAACACGATCAGCATCGTCTGGATGTGCAACGTAAGCTATCTCATCATGGTAGAATAACCGTGGCTCTGCACGTAACCCTTCTTCATCAATTTTATTCATAGAATAAGACAAAGCAGATTTACATGTAATACCTTCTGCAGTTTGCAATAGGTAGTTAAGAGCTTGGTATTCACCAGACACAAACACAGGTCTACCGTCAAGTCCAGGGAACCATCCCTCACCTGAAGCATATTGTGTGCTGCGCCATACTTCACCTAGTTTATCTTTAAGTTCTTTCAACCCTTTGATTCCTTTAGCAAAGTCTTCACGTGACTTCTTGCCAGCATTAGCGTTGGGTTTACCAGTTAGGATAGAACCTAGTTTAGCATCACCAGCACCAAACAGATAAGCGTAAAGATAGTTCTTTGCGATAGGTCTAGAACAACCAAGTGCATCTGCATTACGTTGGTGTTGATCACCATAGATTACTTCATTAGTAAACTCATCGTTGTTTACATAGTGACACAGACCACGTAGTTGGTTGCCAGAACTATCTGCACCTACAACTTTCCAATCTTCATCAGGTATGAATAACTCACGTAACTCTTTACCCCAGGGGGCATTGACTCCTGGAAGATTTACGATTACTTCATGTCTGCAACGGAATGTTTGAGTACCAATAGTCCACATGTTACCATGTATACGTCCACCTTCTAGGGTTTCAAGCCAGCCTTTGATTACAGATGTACGGTTACGTAAAGTATAATACTCGCTGATCATTTTACCCATATCACCTAGTTTCTCTAGAGATGTATCAGTAATCTTTGGTCCTACAGTCACCCAGTCACGCCCAATCTTCTTTCGATTGTATTCGTCTGGCTTCCAACCGATAGTTAGTAACCATTCTTTTACAAGTTCCATAGATCCTAATGTGATCTGCTCTACTGTAAATCGTTGGAACTCTTTGTTTACCGGATGTACATGTGTATCTTCTGGTTTTACTTCTTTTTCATAGAAGTCTGAAAGTAAACGTGCAGTTACAGCAGTGTAGTCACCATTCTTTTTGTATTTAGGTGTCTTAGGTGTTTTATCAATGTATACCTTATGCGTACCTAATTGAGGATGTAGTACTTTTTCAATCTCGTCCATCCTAGTTTGCATAAGCTTAAGATTCTTGACTGCTTTAGGTCTATCAAACTTCCAACCACGGGTCTTTACACGGGCATTAAACTTTGCAGTATCATGCTCAATTAGTAAACCCTCTTTAATTGTTGGACGCTTAGCAGCAATTCGTTTGTACTCTTCTATAAGTTGATTAAACACAGCTACATTTAGCATCACATCTTGTACACAGTAGCGTAGCATTTCTTTAGAGTACCCATCCCAATCATCAAATTCAATCTTTGAGTTGTTAAGATGTTCACCCCAACCCTTTAAGCCATGCTTGTGGGGTCTTTTGTATTGCAATACTTGAGACATAATCCAAGTATCATATATTTTCTTATTATTTAGTTTCAAATCATACAGTTTTTCCATAACTAAATTATCAAATCCGATAATGTTATGACCAATCAACACTTCTGCGTTGTTTAATACTGCACAACCATCATCCATTCCTGGAAGAGAGTCATCATAATCACTAAATTTGTATGTTGTACCAGTGTCTATGTTGTGTGCTACAAGACACCATACTTTAGTTGCATCAAAACCATCTGTTTCAATATCATACACTAATTTCATAAGCTTTTCTTTCTAGGTAGTGTTTCTCTTTTACTGACCTGATTGTGTGACAATTAGCGCAACGTATGTCGCACTTACGAGCCTCTTTGATAATGTTCTTGATACTACAAGAAGCCATTCTATGAGGCGTATATATTTTATCTGTTGGATCTCTGTGATCCCATTGAAGAGCATAGGGGTTTTCATTGTAACCGCAATCAATACAGCCTTTAGCAATTTTGTATCGGTCTAGTATTTTTCTACGTCTTCTTATTTTTAGTATTTGTTTTTGGTTGCAAGTCACTTATCGTTCCCTTCTGGCATGTCGCATTTAGGACAAATAGTATACTTTGAATCAATGCTCATAATGGAAAACTCCTTTCCGCAAATGTCGCATATGATTGTTTTAAACGGTTTGTCGGTTATGTGATCTTGTTTGCTTCTGTCCGATCTCATGCTCCAAAGTATCCCTCGTTGTTTACAGTCCTGTGTTCTTTTGGACCCCATTTTTCCATAAGTAAATCAATATTACTTATAGGTTTAGATCTGTCCATGTAGTCATCATATAAACATTCATATGCATAATCGTATACAGATTCAGTAGGCCAAGAGTGTAACATGTCTTTAATAGCCTCTACGATATCTTCTTCATTATATTTTTCAATCATTTCTAGACCTTTCTATTTGTTTCTGAAGGTTTGCTAAGGCTCTCCAAGCTACTTGTGCCCAGTCCTCATCAATTAAATGCCGCATCATAGCGTCTAACTCATCACCAGATTTAGATCTATCCCAGTGTAGTGTTTCTGGTGTTTGACCATGTTGGATACCACCTTTGAGAGATACTTTTGAGACCTCTACGATTGCGTCAGGGAAGTATTTTATAAATCCTGTATACACTGGAATAGCTTTACGTTCTTTTGCGTCAGTTGGTAGTGTAGATTTTAGTTGTCTTTTCATGTATTCTTCATGTCTTTCGTTAGCGATCATCTCCAGACCCTTTCAATGTGTTTGCTTCTGCTCTTGCTTTTAGTTTATCCAGATTAGAAATAGCAATAAGATCAAGGTCAGTATCCAACTCTGAGGCAAGGACAGCGATATACCAAAGAGTATCACCAAGTTCCATAGTAATAGCGTTAAGGGCTTCCTCGGCTTTTTCTGGGTCATTGTCGTAATCTCCACGAAGAATCTTCTTCACTTTGTTTGCGACCTCAGCAGCCTCTCCTGACAAACCTAATGCCAAGTACGGAAGTGCGTTATCTTTTGGATAGACAGCCGTTGTAACAGCCTTTGATTGGTAGTCATTTAGTTTCATAGTGTTTATATACCCCTTATAGAATTAATACCTTATTGATGACGAGGCTTGTCCTCGGCATAAAGATATACCTATAAGGGGTATATGGAATTTATGGAGAGAACAATGCCTTTTAATCCAAAAAGTCTCAAGAACTTAAATGGTTCTTGGACTACTGAGTCTGCTAGAAAAGCACAGGCCAAGGGTGTAGAAACCCGCAAGGCCAATAAAGAAGCTAGAGAAGCTGCTAAAATGTCTATGGCTGAATGGAAGCTATACAAAACAGATGTTCTTGATCAGACTAATATGACATCTTTGGATGTCCTTAAGATAATGATGATTAAGGCTGTGTCAAAAGATGACATGGATACTGCAGTAGACATTGCAAAAACTTTAGCAGAATTTGAAGCACCTAAACTTGCACGTGTCGATCAGACCAATGTAGAAATACAGGCTGAAGATTTATCTGATGAAGAACTGCAAGAACTATTAGATCAAGCAAGTGCCGAGGCGAGTGCCCCGCGACACTGATGCATTTTGTCGGTTACCCAAAAAAGATGCCTATGCGTTTTGTCGGTTAGCTAAAAGAAAATAAAAGAGTCCCTAGATACACATTGTAGTGTACCTAGGGGCTTTTTGGTTATTATACGTGTGCTTTAGGGCGGCTACAAAAGTTACCACCAGTACCGTTTGGGCTACCTGCAGCTAACCGTGATACAGATAAGTATCCTTGGTTGCTTGAGAATGAACCCTTGGGACCATATTGATCAGTAGTCCTACGGAACTGCAGGTTTTGCCGACCAATTGGGTTAACGATAATTTTTGCTTTAACTGCTTTTTGCATGTTTTTAACTTTCTACTGTACTGTACGAGATTGATCAAGATCTTGAAGGACAAACCCAAGATCGATATAAAGAGTGATTGCTTCTTCTTCTGTTAGAAGCACTTCTTCACCACCAAAGTCAATGGCAATTTTACCATCGGCTTCAGCGTATACATCTTCTATAGTCATTACACATCATCACTATCGTCTACAAAACCATCTTTGAAAGCATCGTGTAGGACTGAGACATTTTCTGTATCTATAGAACCATAGACATTGTAATGAACTAGATCTGAATTATACCGTTTACCTTTACCTAATCTAAGGCTTTCACCACAAACAGCGTCTAGTTTTGTATATGCTTCTGTAGCTTTATCTAGGTGTCTTGTATATACATCGAATGATATTTTCATGTCATACCCCATATGTGTTATTAATTGCGTTTTCTACCATGCCTTGGATTTCTTGTTGTGACATGGATAATCCAAGTTTCTGTAGTTCAAAGTTTACAAGGTCTTTGACATGCACTGTGATATATTGTTTTGATTCTTCAATATAATTATCTACCATGCACCATTCGTTGTATACTTCTTGTTCTACTATTTCTTCTATTGAGATAGCGATTTCTTTCATTTTACCCATTACATAGCCTTTAGTTTGTTATAACGAGTCCACCACATTTGCCAAGAGAATTGGTCATTACGTTTTTTGAATAACTCTAGTAATTCTGTGATAGCTTCATCGGGTAATTTGTAATCTACAGCGAACTTAGCAAAGAACTCAAAGTCTTGTTTAGTCATACTATTAGCCAGACACCAACAATTACATGGATCCATCCAATAGTAGCAATCATTTTATCAATATCAATATTCATCATTATCCTCGTAATAATCAATTGTGTCAGGACGTTTGAAATCGTGTTCCCAATCGTCACATTCAGCATCAAAGGTCATTGTTGTACCATCAGTGAATGTAATACCACCATCAGCCCATTTGACATATAGCTCATCGATATCATCAACTTCCATACTTTCTGGCAAATTGACAAAGACTTGACCGTATGTACTGTAAGATAGTTCTACTCTGATTCTGGTCATCAACAAGTCTCCAGTTGTTCAATATGTGGGTCATAGTATTCTTCTAGGTATTCACATACTTGATCCCAGTTTTCTGGGTAGAAATCTAAATCACCAGCCCAGATACCATCGTTGTATTCGTTTTTACATACAACAGAGAAGTTACTGTCTTCTTGAATAGTACCATAACACCAAGTTTCTCCACCATCTTTACGTTTGTATACATGTTTATCAAGCATAGTTAAACCTCACTGATATCTCTTGAGTGGTTGACATGACACATTTTTCATTACGTTTGAATAGTTCAGCCTCAATTAGATTGAGACCAGAGAATGTGGGATCGTCAGATATAACACGAACAATCCAGACTTCTTCACGCATTTGGACAGAGTTTGTAGTGCCGTCAGTGTTAGTACCTTCATTATTCCAGTGACCGACACCGTTGTATGCTGTGCAGCCGCCATGAATATTAGTTAGAAGTGTCTTGGCATCTTCAAAGGTTTGTCTACCCACTGCACATGGGATATATACTTCATGTATGTAGTTCATTGTTCTAGTACCACTTCTGCATTAGTTTCTATCCAGACTTTAGCACCACATGATAGTGGTTTGTCAGGGCTGTATACGACTGTACTACCGCCCATGATATGAACAGCGTGTGCATACTCGTTAGACTTATTGGTTTTGACAGTGATTACAGGGTTACGATTACCAGACTTTGCATTGGCTTTGATAACATGTTGGTTGATATGAATACGTTTAAGTGTCATTATCAATCTCCCATAAGTCATCTACATCAATACCGTCACAAAGATATGAGTAATCATAGTTAGGTACGTTAAACAGTTTGACAGTTCCATCTTTATTGCGGATGTAATCTTCTGTTTCATCATCCACTACACATATAGGCATATCCCATACATGTATTGTATAAGTTTTATTTGGGTCAAAGATCATCCTGTCTCTCCACACAAAAGCATTGTTGGTTTGGGTGGTCAAAACCACGTTCAGTTGCAGAGACATGGCATTGAGACATGTATTTATGTTCTGACCATATTTCTGTCTGTACTTCAATAGGTGTGATTGTAGTTACACAGGCAAGCACCCATTTATATACTATTGGGTTCATCGTCATACACCTCACCAAAGTCTTGCCATTCTTGTTCCCAAGTAGGCTGACCATCATCGTAGTCGTTTTCATCTTCATACCAATGTGGTTCTGTGCCAACTACGATTTGTGCAATAGCTGCACAGTATATATCATCACCTTGCTTTATAACATTGTACATTTCTTGGGCATGTTCCCATGTTTCAGAGACTTGCCAGTGATCTACAAGTGTAGGTTTGTTGTCAATTGTTTGTCTGACATTCCAAGATACAATATACATGCTCATAGTATTTCTTCCCAATCGTTTACAAGGTGCTCTACATCGTAGCATTCCATGCTGTCATGGTGTGTGACTAATTCAACTCTTAGATCACCATCTTTCCATTCTTGTGCATGTACCTCGTGAAAGTCCCAATCAGTTGGTGTATTAAATCTTAAGTGCATATTACCAGAGCCAGTAATGTGTTCTTTCCATGCATTGGAAGAGAACAGATCGTCTCGTCTAGCAAGTTTAATAAACTCTTTACCAGAAGTTTTAGTTAGTTGTAATACTACTTCACCGTATCCATTAGAGCATATATCTTCAATATCATCCATTGTAAATTGATATGGTAGTTTACAATGTAGGTCGAGTTCATAGTATTCTGTACATCGTACATCAATTCTGATTTGAGTTGACATCTTTAAGATACTCCTGTTTCCATTCTGAGAATGCATAACCGCCCATTTGACTGAATTGGTGCAGAATGTGATTGTTTACCATGAGAGCAAGAACAGTAGCATATGCTTTGTATTCAAAGGTCTCAATGTAATCTTGTATATCATCCCAAGATTCTGGGGTGATTACTAGTTTTTGATTTGATAGATCCATCAGTGACCAGCCTTTCCTGCATATCCTTTACCGTTTAGTTTGTGTCTGCGATCACTGGCTTCTTGCCTATCGATACGCTCAACATCTTCCATTTGGTCACGCAAGAAATGATACAGCTGAGTCATTTGCTCTGCAGGTGTTTTGTCATCGTATGGTACAAAACAAGTCTGCATGAATTGATAGTTATCTATCATTCTTTGTATTTTCTTTTCTGTAAGTGTCATTAGATTTCTTTCTGTTGTAAATCTTTTTTGACTGTACAACCTTTTTACTTTGCCTGTTCATAAGCATGGCACGAGCAATACGGTTGACTGGTTTGATTGGATCCATCGTTATCTCTCTGTTGCTATATATTTTACAATGTTTAGTACAATGAACAATAGCAATATGATGATATAGATAGATCCGAACAACATTATATACTTACCACATCTTTATCATATTGAATTTCATATTCAGTGATATGTCTGATAAGTGCTACTTGTTCAATGACAAGAGCATCTGCAAGAATACCAGTAGCTTCATCAACATAGTCTGCTGCTGTTGATATGATTCTTCTGGATTTACTAACAGTGGTTTTGATACCCCTGTGTTTTGCACAGGATAACACAAGCATTACTTCAGCTTCTGTTAGTTTATCTTTAAGAGTAAACTCTACAGTATTATGAACGATAGCATTGATATCTTCTGTATCACTGTCACGCCATTCGTTGTCATTAGACATGTTTCCAAATCCTCTCTTCATGGTGACCTGCCCATGAACTAGCGTTGTTTTCAGCAAACTCAAAGATTGTCCACTCTACATCATCGTTAGTTCCTTCAGCAACTGTTCTGCGTCTGTCGGCTATAGAAAGTAAACGTTTGTAGACTCTGGCTTCAAAGGAATCTTTGAGAGCATCTGGTTCTGTAAATAGATTAATCGTAAGTCTCCATGCATTTTGTCGGTTCGACTAAAATTATCCGAGAGTAGCCCAAGGTTTCCCAAGGCTATCTCTGATGTTTGTACAAGGCTCCAATAGAGCAGGGTGGGCTACTATTTAGCCCTGCGAACATAAAGTGTCCCGAAGGGACTCAATAATAAATATACAAGCGCCTCTGGTGCTTCAAGGCTAACTAAGACCGAGCACACAGAGTCGCTATACGAAACTGGCGAGATGTGGTGTAACAGTGTGACGGGATATGTTCCAGTTTAGTATGTTACAAACGCTGTCAGTGCATATAATTCTGTACAGGCCAAGACAGACTCACTCGGCACAGTTGAAGCTGTACCACTACCCTCGCAAGGCAGCATTGCAATTTGAAGATGCGTGATCTGTAATTAGACCACGACTAGCTGTTTTCACCGGAATTGGTGCATACGGGACGCTTCTCTCCCCGTCTTGACTATATGCAGCACTGAACATCCGAGTCTTACTCTGCGATGTGCCCCACCATACTTATAAGTGTACCGCGCTTTGGGTTCTTTTGATGTATACTACGCTCTCACCGAGCTTCCACGTTTTTTCATTCTGTTACCATGTGTCCTATTGCTAGGCTAGACGCTTTTCCAATATGCTAGTCGTAGTTTGCAACACAGTGGGTACAGGCTATTGTGCCTGAGTTTCAGAGATAAACTGCAGCGGTTCTGCAGCACGTAGTATATGAAGAAAGCAGTTTAGTGTCATGCTAAGGACATAGAATTAGAACAGATCGCTAGGTGACCCTTGAACTTCTGCAGTTGGCTCAATAGAACCTACAGCTTCAAAGTCTACACCACCAGTTGGTGCATAGACTACAAGGTCTGTGATCTGAATAGCTGTGAGTGAGCTTGCAACGCCCTTACGACCAGCAGTGTCATATGGGTATTGAAACACAATCACGTTAGCTTTGGAACCATTACCGATTGTGGTAACAGACTCCATAGGTGTGAGATCAGAGTTGACCACACGTACCTTGCCGTTAGTATCACCATTTGCCTTGTGAGCTTTACGCTTAAGACTAGCAGTGAACATACCAGCAGCATCTTTGACCAATGCTCCATCTTTCCTACGGAACATGACATAGTTCTCTTCAAGCTCTTGGACTTTAGTTTCATCAGCAGTAGCAATTTGTAGCTCATACTGTTCAGTACCAAAAGGATTGACAGGCTTGTCAAGTTTAGGATAGTTGATAGTTACGTCATTGATCTTGAAATTACGTACTTCTGTTAGCATGGGATATTACCTTCCTAGCAAGTTACACAATATTGTGTTGATGATCAGATATTGTAACGTGCACCCCTCCGCAAGCAATCTTATTTCTGGCTTTCACAGATTCATCAAGGGTAGTCTACATTTTTAAGTACACACCTGTTTACCCACATGAGGTTCTAATTAAAGCTGAATCATGTATGGTTACAGTATCTGAAGAGGTAAGATGTCAGTTCATTGTTCTGTACCATCTTACCAATTTGAGGACGCAGCTTGTCTGCGGCCTTCTTGTTATTTGAAAGACTCTATAAGAACTATGAAAGATATCACAGTTCCTATGGTCACAAGCTCTTTGTGTCTCAATACCCAAGGTCCATTACCGATTGTAACGTACTGGCATAGACACAGCATGATATACATAAAGAGCGTCAATAGGGTGATAGCTGTAATCATTTGCTGAAGTCCACAAGTGTCAATGCATAAGTAACGACACCAGTTACAGTCATAATACCACAGATGGCAATTATGAATACGTGTGTGTCAGACACAGCAGCAAGGAATGACATAACAAACCCTACAAGAGTAAGTATTAAACCGACAATAGTATTATCCATTTTAGTCTCCTAACCATTCGTTGAGTGCATGGATCAAAGGTGACAGGCACATGAATAAGAGACCTGCCAGTGACGTTGCGAGACATACGGCAACAATAGCGAACACAATATCATACATTGTATTGACCTTTCCAGAATACAGTGATTACAACAGTAACCTCTGAGTTAGTGACAACATACATACCAGTAGAGTTGTCAATGAATGTGAACTTGTTGGGGTCAGTACGGTTGACCATCTTGACACCGTTGTTGGTAGTGTTGATGATATCCTGTACTGTGCCACCACGCTCTGATAAGCGAGCTTTAGCATGTTTAGTGATATGCATGACAGATCCTTTCTGAGATCTTTGAGTGATGATGAGTATCCCTAAGGACACTCAACGCTCTTTAGCAGCTAGAGCTTCTTTATGGTTGAAGTAAACGACTCCATTGACAACATAGTATGTCATGTGAGACTCCTGTGTTAGGACAAGAGGATTCTTATCCATTGTGAAGACAAACCGAGGTACGAGTGTTTGGCTCTTATAGTACTCTATGGTTACTTTAAGTACTCTATGTATCTATAGATACTTATATGTATATAGAGTTACATTCCAAAGAGGTTTCTATAAGGGGTATATACAATTGAACATCGTCCCCAAGGTTCCTCATAGTCCTCTAACAGTACTCCTGATCGGGTAATAGTCTTAGTAAAGGGTTCTATATACCCCTTATAGATACCATTAGTAGCTCTATAAGGCTCACTGACAGCCCTTAAAGGTACAAAGAGTAGGTATAGTACCTAAAAAGCCTAGCGGCGACTGAGCGAAGAGAGAAAGACACTATAAGTATCCCGAAGGGATTCAAAGACATGATTGAATGATTAAGAGTACCCTGAGTGATTGAGGGGGTACGAAAGTAATCAGGGTACTCA